CAATGCACTGTTGTATGAGCGCATTAAAAAAGAAACCTAAACTAAGATCAGTCAAGGTTTCTTAAATGGAAGTACAAGATCAAGGGCATGATCCTGATTTACAGATTGTTGTAACTACTGAAGATAAGCCAACAGATAGTAATGCTGCCGTAGGTCAAAAGCTGCTATTGCTTGCATCCTTTGCTAAAGAGTTGCAGACTCAATCTCATTTAATTCATTTCAATTACTGTGCTCCTAATTTTTTAGCTGTACATAATTTTCTTAAGGCTCAGTATGAAGCACATACTGTTCAATTCGATCAACTAGGTGAATACGTTCGGATTTTGAACTATTACATGCCTATGTGCTCTGTCGGACTTAAGGATGCTTTAGGTCCTTGTTTTAAACATTGTGACTGCTATGAGCCAGCAGGAATGCTGACTACATATCATGACAACTTAGGAACCTTTGAGAAAACTATCAAGATGGTTGAGCCTGCTGCTCAAGCCGCAGAGCATTACGATGTTGCTAATTACTTAGGTGAGTTACTAGGAGAGACTTGTAAAGCTGCGTGGATGATTAGAGCTACTCTTCAACATTGACAGTAAAATCCAATCCTTTTGGATCACTAGGTAATTGATGATCCACTGGATTACCTTTGAGCTCGTCGTTTTCGTCGTCATACAACCATTTAGCAATAGTTATAGGAAACTGAACTTTGTCGATATGTGCTGGATTAGCTTCCATCGATACCTGAGAGTTTAACCAACTGAGAAGATCATCTGGATTTTCAAATGCATCTATTTCTTCGGAGTCATACCCTTGTTTGACACCATAAATAACTTTTAAAGTCATAGTCCTACGAAAGCTTTTCCAGCTTAGCTGTAATCATCTTCTGGCTCAAGTCTCCATTGGGAGGATCGACCTCTCTGATCAGGAGGTATGCTCTGCTGAAAGAGGGTTAAAGCCTCTGAAGAGGTACATTTTGGTGCTATAAAAATGCACGGCAAGATTTCATTAGGAGGTTGAAAATGAACCTCCCATGTCTGTTTGTATGTCATTATTTAAAACGAAGGAACGTCTAGTTGTGGATCACTAGTATTTCGAAGCTGATCGACGCACTCGGTAACACATTCAGTGTCTGCATGGGTAGGGCAGGCAGTAATGCAATCAAAGTATTCATCGACATGATCTAACTGCTTAGCATCTCTAGGAATGAGACTGCCGGTGAGCATAGAACCCATAACGCTTTCCTCCTTGCTTGTGTCTGCTTTTCCTTGCAACTCCATAAAGAATTACGAGAAGTGATAGGAATCCACAATAGTCTAAGAGATGCATCTTATGGTAATAAATTCGGTTTCCTGTAATCGAGCTATGATGCTTTCTTCAATTGATCGGCTCTCTCACAGTCACGTCTGGTATATAGTCTGAGGTCGTCATGCTTCGCAACAGTTACTGTATGCTTGCATCCCGTAGATACTTTTCTTAACCAATATTGATCAAGCTGCTTATCGTAATATTCGACTTTATATACACCTCGGTCATCTAAACGTGACTTGTAGACCAAGGTGTTTTTAGCGTGCTTAAAAGCTCTGTTGGTTTTCATGGGTGAAGAAGAGAATTAATAAGATGAATTTCTGTATGTGCAGCAGGAGTGGAGATTTTAACCCCATCCCCTCCTACTCCTTTAGTGAATCGGTAGGACATGACATGATCTCCTTTCGGATGCCACGCCCACTGATCTGCTCCTTTCTTGAGTCCGACTTGTACTCCCATCGACAAGAGGGTGTGAAGATGAGAGGACATTAGTCTTGCTCCATAGCTCGATAAGAATCGAGAGTAGCTGGGTAAGGAGGCTTAGGAGGCCACGTATCAACATACTCAACTAAAGTTTTAGTACGTATCCTGATGAATGGCCATCTCTTGCGAAATAGAAACGAAAGTTCAAAGACTCTGTGAGATTTCATTTTGACCCTGCCATAGCGAGTGCTTACCATTTATTGCACATGAAACCACAGCACGCTGTATTTCGCCAGGGCTAAAGGCAGGTTTAACACCAAGTCGGTGGGAAGCATAGATCATTGCATCTATCACTTGGTCGACGATGTACTTAAACTCAGGGCTTTGAGAAGCTAATCGACTTTCTGCATCCATGGCGATGTTGGTAGTACGATCTCTCCAGCCTGACTGGGACGAAGGCTTGATCTTTACCGGCGGCGGCCCGGCAGTAATAGCATCATCATCGTTGTATCCTCCTTGTTCACGGAAATCTTCTGGAGACTCCGAATAATTTTCTTCCATCTGGTTGTCGCTGCAGGATGACTGGTTTTCAAATACAAGCTCTTCTGTTTTCCATTCATCATTCCATTTGATTTTGGTGACATACCTTTGCCCAGCAATTTGTGTGTTGTTTGTACTGAATAAGCCTCCCTTCTTAATAAGGTCGGCGTTACTTTGCTTAAATGACACACAAGCTTGACTATCTTTCCCTCGTGGCAAGAAGTTAAAGCGTGCGTAGTACAAAGACTCACCCCGTTCGTCCTTATGCCTACTAGGCATGGGATTGGTGGTGAATTGATGAATAGGTAGATACTTAGACATTGTTTTGAGGGCTAATTGGAACGCCAAGATCTATCGGTATGTAACCGACATCCTGGAATGACTCTGCCATCTTGCAGAGCTTTCTTGATACCTGCTTTGTCAGGTTTGATTTCAACTTTCCTGCAGTCTTCAGGAAGGGTTTCCATTGCACATTCGTAATCATCAATGACAACTTGGGTGGTCATCCTTGATCTGATTTCGTGCATAGGTAGATCGAACTTAGTAGCACCTTGGTCTTCTAAAGCAAGCCTAAGCATGCGAATGACCGTGGCTTCTATTCGATCAGCCTTGTCGGTATCACTTTTGACCATGGTTCTAATACGGTCGGATTCACTCTTCCTGTAGCGAGCACGCTCACGAAGGGCTGCTCGGAAAGTAAGTAATTCGTCTGCTCGTTTAAAGAGTTCTTCTCTATCACTTGCAACTCCTTGGAGGAACATTTCCATCTCCTCCATTGCATGCTGACGTTCTAGTGGATCTTCACTATTGATCAGATCGACCGACTCTTCAATAGCAAGAATCGACCCGCGTATCTGAACAGCTAGCGTTGATAAGACATCTTGGCGGGGCTGGTTCGCCAATACTTCCATCGAAGAGATCTCCCGAGTAGAAGGCGAGGCAGTGGTTTCCTGCGTCAATTTCTGAGTCGAATTCTTCGACCCATCTGAGGTTTGTTTTGAGGTCATGTATTAAAAGGTGGCGAAAATTACCACGAAAGGGGCTGATTTGATAGCGCTCCTCTTTCGATTCGGCTATCGATGAGTTGGATAAGCTGTTCAACTTTCCTATGTTCTCCTGTTGGTGTTTGCGAGAAGGAATTCTGCGCTTCCTTGATGGCGTCAAGAAGTTCAGACAACCCATCACGAGAGCTAGTAATCGTAGATGGTTGAGAAACATAATGGGTCATTGTGTATCTGATTGTATGAATATGATGCCGAATAATCAGGAGTTGTGAAGTGCGGGAGCCGAAGCCCCCGACTTTGGTTAAGCGGCTGACGCTTCTACAACAGTTGGTGCTGACTTGAGTGCATCTGCTTGTTTCTTGATTTGTTCAATCTTGAAATTCACATCTTCACCTGGGATAGTCCATCCGTCGATCACTCGGCCATAAACTTTCTCCTGATCTTTGTTTACATAAGTAAACTCAGCCCCTGCTGTTGGAGCAGCTAACAATTCGGTGAGTTCTAGATTGTTCAGAATTGCTTCTGGGTTAGCCCAGTAGGTTCTGAATGTTTTATCTAGATCACCGAAGAGCTTGCTACTCCATTGGTTGCAAGTTCCAGTATCTTCTCTCCACCTGGAATAGGTGAGGAAGCCACCAAAGAACTCTTGATGCAGAGGCTTGCTTTTTGAGAAAAAATTGACCATAAGTCAAAGTTGTGAGGTAAACAACAACCCCACCAACAACACACATTGCACTGTTGGATGAGGCCACTAAAAAAGACCTCTTAATTAAGAAGTCTTAAACTATAAGAAGTAATTGATTAAAGTTCTGATGTTTGAGCAACTTTACGGAAGGGTTAAGAACGTACGTAGTTTTGAAGACGCAGCTAAAGCTTTAGATAAAGCCTTGAGTGATGCTGATACAGAGATTGCTCGACAGCATCAAGCTAGGGCTACTCGCCAAGGTAGAAAAGCTGAAGGAGTGAATTTAGAAGCAGTTTTAGGTGCTTTAGGAGCGAAGGAAAGAGATAGTGATTTTAATATCACCACCAAAGGATTTGTTCCTAACCAAGCGGTAGAGCAGCAGGTAAGAGATTACCTTCTGTCTGACGCTTATGAAGGTGCAAGTATTCGTAGAGGGAAGGGAGTATTGAAAGGTGCTCAAGAAGATATTTTCAAGTACATCAGTACAGCTAGACCAGAGGAAGTAGCTTCAATCTTGAAAGCGGTAGCGAAAGATAATCCACAGTGGTTGAATATACCAGAGAATTTAAGAGCTATGAACCAAGCTATTGCTAACAATAGAAGTCTAAGGATAGGTGGTGCTGTCGCAGCTGGTAGTGGTATCACCGCTTCAGGTGCAGCTTTAGTGGATCTGATGTCTTACTTGACTTCTAGTGAAGAGCAAGTAATCGAACGTGCTAATCAACTAACTTCATGATTAAACAACCCACTCCTACGGAATGTGACATAGCTAGAAAGGTACTGTTCTCCATGGAAGCTCATGGTCAAACTCACGGTTCTAAATACATTGCATTTGAGGAAACGGTTCGCATTTGCCAAGAGAGAGAATTAGGTTCATGGAAGGATTAAGATTTGCAGGAGATTTATTCAACCTCGACGATCAAATGGATTTCGAGGATGAGATGAACATAGGGGATTTAAGCTCATTAAAAAGAGGTTTTCGCAGAGACAAATTAATCCCCCGTTCTTTGCTTAAAGATTTCCAGAATGAGATGGCTCCGGAGTATAGCCAGCCAGAATATGCATTGAATGGTAGCTATCAGCCAGAGCCTGCTTACGGAGCTTAATAGTTTTGATGTATATTCTTGAGCAGGATATACAAAAGAATAATTACGCAGACAAGAATGATAAAAGAAGTCATTAGTAATAGTTAATATTGACGACAGCCCTAATAGGTTGATCAGTACAGGTAGTACCTGCGTGTTTCAACTTATTAGGGAAGATGACGGCTCTATTAGCCACGGTGGGAACTCTAGCCCCACCTTGCTCGAAGATTGTAAAACCATCGTTACTACCTATATGTAGCACCGTTGTTTTGCAATGATCTCCGAAACGTTCTATTGGATTTTGATCGTTATGCCAAGGGTAGTCAAAAACTTTCTCAGATCCAGTCTTTAGATTGAGCTTGATTCTTATCAATGACTTGACATCAAGAGCTTCAAGTAAGGGACCGAAGAGAGGAAAAGTGTCAGCTATATACACAGGCGCAGTGCTGTATATGGATTTAGCAAACTGCCAATTCCTCCTCGGATCTTGAGAATAGTATTCAGTGAAATACTGCCTATCTTCTGGAGGCATAGCGGGATCTAGTGTGTCATTAACTGCTCCTTGATGCCAGTCGATACTGACGCCTGTCATGTAAGACTCAAGTTCTTGGTAATACCGAAGAGGCAATAAGTTGTCTTTAACTACAACTCCTGGTGGCAGGTTTTCAATAGGTGTTGAAATTGACGACATATCTTCCAAAATCATTAGTAGTGGTGGTTCCAGTATGGAACATATGGTTAGGAAAAACAGCCAAGCGATTCTCTTTGCTGTAGATTTTCTGACCAGTCTCTTTCAATTCAGTAAAGCCATCACAGGTATTGAGATAGTAGACCGCTGTCCTCAACCCTGGGTAATGTTCAGGAGGTGAAGCATCTCGATGCCAACCATGCTTGACGACTGACTCGGTTCTCAACGTTAAGTTGGCTTTAATTCTAACTAAAGCTTTAGATCGCAGACGAGCTAAGATTGGAACCCACATAGGGTTGCAGGCTTCTGTATGAAAGCTCTTATCTGAATAGAACGAATGTTGAAATTGGAGGTTGTCGTATTGATCGCAAAGTACCTCCTCTGTCGGTTGCCCTTCATCGGCATACTCCGTCTCACCGACAACACCTTTCTGTAAGAACCATGGGAAGTCACCTTCTATAATCCATCGTTTAATCTCTACGAATGCCATTTGGTCAATAGCATCATCAATCACTAATGGTTCATGCAAACCAGGAGTAATATCAGGGTCGTCGTTATCCTTGAGATTGTCGTAGGTTAACTCTTTCATGGAGCAGGCTGAACTTTAGTGGGGGACTGGGTTCTCTTAGAAGAACCTTTAACAACACGTCCATCTAAACCGTGACCACGCCCGTTTTTGTCGTACCAAATAATGGTTCTCCTTGGGTTGATCGAATCTAGTTTCTTGGCTGTGTTGAGTAGAAAATCTTTTTTGTGAAGTTTGTACAGAATCTTGACAGATATGCCTATAACGAACGGGAGGATGCCATCGAACGTGGCAGCCAAGGTGTTCTTAACGAATCCAATCAGGTATGCAAACTTAGAAATGACTGTCAAAATCAAATCTGTAATGTCTGTATATAAGATAGAGAGGTTGGATTCATCTGTGTAGTCATAGTCGTAAACTTCTGCTGGGAGTTCTTTCTCTTTGTCCCAATCGAATGGGATGGTATCGGGATCCATAATGTGTAGGCCGGTTGAAACTGTTGGTTACGGCCAATAAAAAACCCCACCTAACGGCGGGGTAATTGTTATCTGAATATTCGCCAATAAGGGCTTGTCCAATACTTCTCGTTACTCTCTTCCAAAGGAGGAGCTAAAGCATCCTCCACAGGAACTGAGAAACGTGACGGCCACTCTAGACATAGCGCGGGCTTAGTCCATGCTATTGATGCGAGAAGATGTTCAGATTCACAGAATTCTGGAACAGTGTTAACGCATTCGTGGTCGATGCGATGTAATTCAAATGCAGCATTACCTTGCTTGTCGATAACAACATCAACAATCCGATAATGAGTTTGCATTTCATACTCGCTATGGACTTCGCATGGTGGAACCGGCTGAACTTCGATAGCCTTCCTTCCGATATAAGCACGGCAGGAAATATAGCTATCAGTTGCAGGTGTCTTAGTCATATGTGAGACTCGTCAAGGGTATCGTCGAACAGGAGTTGATCGGCTGCGTATCCTTTGAGATCTGGAATCTCTTCTTTCTCGTAAAGACTGGTAGTTAGGTGAGTGCCTATCCATTCAGTCTTATCAGGGTTGATCTTCTTAGGAAGACCTTCGAATCCACGTCGGTCACTCATTTTCGGTGTCCTCATTGAGAGTTGAGTATTCAGTTGCGCCTCTGGCGAAATCCTTAAGTTTTTCGGCCTTTTCGTCGGCTATCGCCTCGTTCCTTGCTGCAGCTTCAGCGTATCCCTTCAATTGTTGATCTTGTTTGGAGAGCTTGTTCTCGACACCGAAAACATGAAGCTCAATACCTTTACAAAGAGCGTGATGCAATCTATCTAACTTGCGAGAAGAAGAAAGATGCATAATATTCAATAATTCAAGGGATTCTTCGGCTGTCAATCCACCTATATATATAGATGTATCTTGATGGCGAGGAGGTTCTTGGTCGTACTTAGATAGCATGAGATGCATCGTTGTATAAGGACATTAAAATACCCCACCCAGCATTGGATTGCTAGATGGGGTATAGGGATTGTTACTGTTGAGGTCTTTCAATAACAGAGAACTCTACAATTTGATAGTTCTCGTAGTAGCTGCCTTGGTACTCCCAAGCATTGAATTGAGCTTTCATCTCAATCAATCTCTCGTTCTTACCATGGGCATCTAATATCGCGGTAGCTAGATTGCCATAGCCGTTGTCAGTAGCTATGAAATTGATAAGCTTACCGCTGATGTATTTCCCTGCTCTATCGTCATAACGAGATAGTGAAGCAGAGAAACTGATCTTCTTGTTACCAGCTTGGTTTTTGCCAACCTTGATGTTCTCAAGTAGCTCTGGAGTCCAGATGCGGCCTTGAAGATTGAAGAAAACTTCCTTCTTCTCTTCGGTTGGCTTAGCTACAACTTTGGTGGTCAAAGGTAGTTCCTTTTGAGGAGCCTTTGTGGTCACCTTGGTTGCAGTTGCAGCTGCTGATTTTGTTGAAGCCATGTTGAGGGTAGAAATAAACAACAATGCACTGTTATATGAGTGCAAATAAAAATCCCCGCCCGACCCGTAATAGGCCGACCGAGGATAGGGGGATTGGGATAGACGGGGTAGTACTGATGTATTATTAGTGCTTCCTGATATAGGCTTTTGACCCCTCTATGGAAACGAAGTCAATGCGATGCTCTTCGTCTCTGAAGATGGATTCTAAAGTACCGTATTCCACCCAGGCTGCATAGAAATCCCTTGTGGAGTAGACAGGAGATTTGTCAATTAAAACATGATACAAACTCATAATTGCACTGTTATATGAGGGCAAGTAAATAACCCCTACCCATAAAACTGAGCAGGGGTATTGGGCTTTACATGAATACTGGGGCTAGTGGATTCCAGAATCGGCTGACTGATTGGCCGACCCAGAACCATCTGATTAGCGTGCCAAGTATCACACAAGCAAGCAGATACTTGCGAGTATGATTCATAGCAAACCAGACTAGACCATCGAAGATAGAATTCATTTGCACTGTTAGATAGGTACAGTAAAAAACCCCCGAAGGGGTTAAATCCTAGAAAGGACAGTCATCATCCAAAGGGATGTAAGCGACTTCTGCGACAGGCTGACCATTCATCTTCTTGATGAGCCCAGGCTGCCCAATAAACTTTTCAAGCCTCTTCTTCATACTTCTTAAGTAACCCAAAGAAGTAGAAGTTGCCATTGGTAAACCGCCTATGTCGAGGTAGTACTTCATTTGCACTGTTAGTTGAGGACAGTAAAAAAGCCCCGAAGGGCTTGGTGACTAAGAAGAGATAGGAAAGTAACCTACCAACTGCGCCTGCTTTTTGAGCTTGGCATAGATAGCCTTGGCTGACTGCAGGCTGACTGATGTGCATTGGCTGCCTTTCCTGCCTCTTGATTTGGTCCACTTAGTTATCCTTGCTTGACGACAAGCGCAATTAACATGGAATTCATACAACGTACCATCGAAGAAGTGAATGTATGATGTCTTGGTAATTGCAGGAGAAACAAGCGTAGTCATAAGTTGCACTGTTGTTTGAGGACAACTAACATACGATTAACATCAAAGGTAGACGTTTGAGACTAAAGTAGCTATAAGGGATGGATTAACTACTAAGCGTAGTCATAGGGTATTAATAATACATAGTGGGGAAATATAGGAAGCTTTTGCACAGTTACGGAGCGAGCGCGAAGCGTGAGCGTGGGGAGGGAACAGTATATGTCAATTGGTTTGGCACACCGCGCAGAGCAAGCGAGAGCCTCGGGAAAAACGCGCTATGCATGCGCATACGCACTGGATAACTGTTGCATCCACAGAAGCTAAGGAGGAACAAGTGCATTGCTAAAGCGAAACATAGGAAAGCTTCCATAGAAATTTCATAAGTGACAATTGACTGCGCATATGTATGCATGAGCGCGCAAAAAAGAATGCGGTTGTTAACAATTAACTAACATACGTCAGTGCTTCATTAACATTTGAATGCATTGCGTATGCTTTGTGCCGTATCTTTTTTTTGTTTGAAAGGTATCGCGGCTGCGGGTGGGTGTTTAATGTATAGGGCGCGGCGCAACAAAAATCAGATTTTTTCCACGAGGCGTCTATATAGGGAATAAATGATTCATCAGGACAAATGCGCCCTAAAAATTTCTTAAAAAATTTTACACCCTATTCCACGCGGGGCGAGGCGTCTAAACTAGGTATATTCCCATAGATATAAATTGTGGATTTATTTAAAGAGCATTTCCAACAAGGGGCGATGCAGGTCGATCCAAATTTGATGGATATGAGCTTTACTGACCCAGAATTGGCGATGAAAGACTACACTCTTCGCTTGGCTGGGGCGGTTGATACTAAAGATGAAGATGTCAACAGAGTGCGCGATTTACTGCTTAAAGGTCAAATAGCTCCCGGATTAAGAATCGATAGAAGAGGATCCTTTTCTTATAGTCCCGAAGATAAACCATGGTTTGTAGATGCACAGGCAGATATACCTGGCATACCTGGTACAGGTCAAGTCACAGTTGGATTCCAAACAAATAAGCCTTCTGCCAATAACATGCCTATTCGACTAAGTCCTGAAGATGCGGTTAGCGTTGCACTGCAAGGGCTTGAAGAGCAAAATAAGATGTACGTAGCAAACAGATAGAATTGTTATAGATATAGTCTCGGAAAAGTAGTAATGGCTTCAGGCTTAGGTGGCGTTGGGCAGTTTCGTCTGTGGAACGATGACACTAATGACAACAGGAGAGGCACGCCAAAGCCTATGCGTTGGTTCTCAACTAAGGAGGAGCTTAATGATTTTCTTACACAGAAGGAGCGAGATAAGCAGTTAGAACAAGAAGTCTTTGCTGATTTAGCGGATGGTGATACTTCGGAGAAGAAAATAACTTCTCAGCAGTGGAAAGCAGCTACAACTAATAGACCTCAAACACGCGCAGACAAGCGAGGATATAAAGTCGACGCGAGACGCAATGCCCTTGCTTCTTTATCTGCTAAAGATACAAGATTGCAAAATAAATATGATGAATCGACTGAAGTCGTCCCCAAAAAAGTTGGTGCAACTCAATTACCAATCAAAGGTTTTGGCACAAAAGTTGATTATATCGGTGATGATGACTCTGGAAAGACAGTTAGTAACCTTGTTATCCAAGAAAATCCAAAAACCATATTAAATGCACCTGATACAGGTCTGTATGTAGTTCAACAAGGGGCTCCTAGGACTACTGTGCAAGGGGATAATGGAATGTTGCCACGTTCAATGCAACCTACAGAGGCAATGCAGCGTGTTGCATTTGATTTAAACAAGCGAGTTGGAGAAATAGGGCCTGAATTAGCTGCTGAAACAGTGCGTTTGGCGGGTGGATTGAACCTAGACACTGCTCAAGCTTACGAATTAGCGGTGGAATCGCGTAGTAGCAATCGGATTTCGTCTGCCAGCGCCAATGCACAGCGACAATCAGGCGAATTAGGACCCGATCCTGCTACAAATGCGTTAAGAATCGCTTTAAAAACAGGATCTTTGGATACAGGGAGTGAATCTGCGAATATTCAAGGACAAAACGTACCTGCTTCAGAACAAAAGAGCAAAGATTTAAGCAATTTAGCTAACTTCCTCAGGCGTGAGCAGATGGATCCAGATAAACAGTTCCAAGAAGTAGCGCCTGATGCTGTTGCCTTAGTAGATGACCAAGGTCGAGTAGCATCTCCCGGTGGAGAAACGGTTGTTGGCAAGTCTCGGCAGGCAAAAGTTGGATTGCCAAAGAGACAACGAACTGAAGCTTATGCCGTTCCCGTTTTAATGGCTAGTGCTAATAAGAATACATATAAAGACAAAAGAACAGGGAAGCCAACAACCAAATACAATGCTCCTGTTTACTTTGAAGGACGTAATCGCAAAATTGATCCTACTCAAGTAACGGTCAGAATGATTGATCCTACAGAACCCGTAAATTCTGCTATTGCTGCAAGGTTAGGTTTATTAATAGAAAACGAGGGTGATGTAGGTCGCTTAGATACCAGTAATTTATCTAATGACATGAGACGCAGAGAAGCGTTAGGAAGAGATGAAAGGGGTATGATTGCAGATACCGTAAGGAATCAGAAAGGACTAACGACTCAGAAAAAAATAGATAGATCTATGACAATCGCTCAAGCTCTAAATACATTAGAACAAGAAAATAGAACACCTTTAGTTACTTTTGCAGTAGGTGATCCGGCAGTCACAGATATAAATGCTTTGCGTGGTTACGGCAGCCAATATAGTGCTGCTGAAATAAATAATGCTCTTAAAGCTTATGGCCTAAGTCAAAACACTCCTTACGTGACCAAAACGCCTGATGGCAAAAGAATTGCTTTATATCCTTTACAGGAACTAGGTCCTGATGGTAGATATTGGCCAGCGTCTCCAACTACAGGAGCCGATGGGGTTGACTATGTAACTTATCGTGTCGGTAGAAATAATCGATTTACTCCGGCTTATTACGATGCTATTAACGAATTATTTGCATCACAGTACGGAATGATTCCTATAGCAAATGATGCTAATACTATGAGAGACAAAACATTATTACCTTTACAATCAAAGCTTTTAGGATCAAGCACTGGAAAATTACCTCGTGATTTGGACAGACCTTTGAACGAAGTGATCAATGCTCTTACTGGAGGAAGAAATATAGACCCAGGAGATCGTAGCTTATTGTTGCAAGAACAAGAAAGAGCACGTTTGGTTTCAGAATTTGGCGAGGAAATGCAGAGACTAAGAACAGAAGCTAATAGTATAAAAGCTGCTGCATCTAACACTCCTCAACCAGGTATAGCAAGCACAGGTTATAACTTAACTAATTCTCCTATTAATACAAATCGCTTCAGGCGCTAATGAGAAAAAAGGTGCGAGTTCAAATTACACCTGACGAAATGGAATTGCATACGAAGCAAGGTTTCGCTTTACTAGGAGCCTTATTGGAAGACACGCCTATCACACCTGTAGGCGTAATTATTCTCTCTACATTAGTGTTTAATATGAATACATGGCTTCTACATAAATATGTATTGAAGCAGTCGGTTACACAAGTATTTGAGGTACAAGAATGAGTTGTGGTGGTTCTTGCGGGTGCAATAATTGCGCTCATGAAAAAGCACGGAAACTAGTCATTGCATATAAAGCGAAGAAGTAATGCCTAATCCTTTTGATCAAGCACGACTCAGAGCTAAAGAGTGGCTAGCTAATAAAATCACTAGCCCTGAAACAATGGCTGTGAGGGATCGATTGTTGGATAATGACTACTTCAATAACGAAGCTCCTCATGCTAAAAGATTTATCCAGTACCTGACAGGTGGTGTTGAAGGAGATGTTATAAGAGAATTGCCATCAGAGTTAAAGCAAAAAGTTGTAGAAGCACATAACAACGATAATTACTTAGATAGACATAATGAATTGTGGGCGTGGCGAGGTGATGGACATGTGATGGATTCTAAAACTGGAGAGAATAAATATGCGAATAAAGAAACATATTGGACCAGTGATATGGGTGTAAACGAACGGATGGAAAAATTTACACTACACCCATCAACTGTCAAACCTGATTCGACCAGACTTAACACTTACACTCAGGCTAGGCCACTTGGGGATTATGAGTCAGACCCACGCCTGACTTACCAAGTAGGTGACATAGATAGCTTTGAACCAACAGGTGACGGTGGTTACGTCTTAAAGGATCTTTGGACTGTTACTCCCGACTCAACTGATACTTTTATGAATGTATATGATTTGAACGAAGGCGGATGGCCCGCTGCATTGTTATATAGAGGAGCACAAGCTTTAGGTACTAATAAACCTTTCAGCTATGAAGTTCCATTCTCTGCAGAAGAGATGAAACGATATAGTAAAAACATTACATCTAAGTAGACGTTAAGATAGTAGATATAAGGTGCGGTATTCGTGTGTCTGCAGATTTTTATAAAAACCCAGGAGAGGTAGCCAAGCAATTAGGGCAGGCTGCTCAAAACAAAAGAGACACAGAAGAAACACCAGTATTATTTGGAACAGATAATGGTGCTGTTCAGAAATTTGCAGGTGAAAGATACGACTTAAGAAACTTAGGAATCAATAGTCCTTTCGCTGTAAGGCTGAGAGAGGATCCTGAAATGCAGCAAAGAACTTATGCATTTATGGATCAATTAGCTAGAGGTTTCCCTGAGGGTGGACCAATACCGCCTCAAGCCTTAATGGGACCACCTCCCGGAGCAGTTCAATGAGTAAAATACGTCTTGCCGGTCAACTAGGCAAATGGTTAAAGAGTGGAGGAGAAATGCTTGCTGGACCAGCCTCTTTAGGAAGAGGAGAACAGCTAGCCAACCTTGCATATAGATTTGGACCTGAACTTGGCTACGCGGCAATGAATGCTGGTGTTGTCCTGCCTCCAGGAACGTCTACTCGAGATCGTTTAGCTGTTTTTCTTGAAGATGCATTAATAGGCTCTGGCTTATCAGTTGCAGGTGTTGGTTCTGGTAACTTGCTCGTCAGGGGTTTAAAAATGCAGAATCCTCGGAATGCTCAACGTGTAATCACTGGTACAGACATGGCATTCGGCCTAGGTAACCTGGCAGCTGGTCCGATGGGTTTACGACCTCAAGAAAGCGCAGTGTATAGAAAAGCAGCTGAACAATCCCAAGCATTACAAGGATTACAACCTAAGACGCAAGACGAAGCACTGTTAGAGTTGCTCACTATCTTGCAGCCAAGAACTCAGGGATTGGTCTAGATGGCTTTATTCCAGAAAGATATAACTAAAGAAGCTTTACAAGCATTCACGTCGCAGCCCAGCGAGTTTAATGCTTGGCAATCTAGGCAGCAAGCTCTTCCTTATCAGGCCAGTCCTGTTGAGGACATGCTTAATAGATCAAATTTAGTTGATTGGTTAAGACAGATTGCTCCTGGTCAAGTTTCAGATATTAAAAATCAATATTTACAGGATTTCTTACGTAGAGCTCAAAAAGGTCCTGCGTGGATGAGAGAAGCATCTAAAAATATTCAGTCTTTACCTTTAGGCGGTTACTCTCAGGCTCGGAAAGAGGCTTTGAGAATGGCCAGAGCGTCAGATCCTGAGTTGGCTCAGAAGACTTTAGAAGTACTACCTAGTAATGCACCCCTGAAAAAACGTGCTGCTCAAGGAGTTGGAGCAGTGGCTGGTGATGTAATGAGTGATGGAGCTAGAAATATTTGGTGGTTTTTAAATGCACCCCAAGCATTGATGCAATTATCTCAATTACAGGGATTACATAGTGCTACAGACGAGTTAAGAACCAGAAAAGAGTTTGCAGGGGTCATTCCAGAAGGTCCATACGGCTTGATGCGTGGTCGAAACCTTCGATTAGCAGCAACAATGCCGACCATTGCCCTTCTTTCTGCTTCAATTGGTAATATTGGCCGACCAAAAGGCTACAAAGCTGTTTTACCGAGCGAATCTGACCCTAGAAAGTCCGATTCTCCAGTTGCAGAAGCTGTTAGTAGGTACTTCTTGGGACGTACTGGACGTTTATTACCTTATAACGAATTCGTAAAAGAAAGACCTGACGTTTCTAAGGACGAGTACCAAAGATATAAAGCATATTTGTTTGATCAGAAGAGTGATTTCAATCCTTTAGACGATGGAAAGATTAATTTGCTAGGAGCCTTGAAAGCGAATGTTCGTGGTATTCATGGACCAGAAGTGAATTTCATGGGTAAATCTGTTCCTTTAGCTACAGGTATACTCCCCGCTATCGCTGGTGTAGCTGGAGCTAGTTACGGATTACGCAGAGGGGCAAGAGCTAGGTTAAATGCAGTAGATGGACTGAAGAAAACAGCTTCCATGAGAAACACGATTGAAGATCTAAATAAAGAGTTAAGTAAAACACGCGGCAAGATGAAAGCAGGTAAAGCTTCAGTAGAAGATCTTGCGTCAATAGAGTCTCAGATCAACCTTACTAAGGCTGATTTAGAAAAGATTGACAGAGTGAACCAAGCTGTCATTGCTGGAAATGTTGGGGCTTATGGACTAGGAGCAGGAGCGTTAACCGCAGTTACGGGACAGGGATTAGAATTATTAAGAAGAGCTATGGGGTCGGACGATTAATGAGCTTAATGGGAGGGATGTACGAAGATTTAGGAAGCTCTGGGTATGGGTCGTCAGGAACATCTATGGCTTCCGCTGCATTAAGAGCAGCAGGATATAAACATAAAGGATGGAGAGACGCGCAATCAACTGAATACATAGGAGATGTCGGTGCGAATCAAATATGGGGTAATGCTTTAATAGGTGCTGTGGGCAAAATAGGAGCGCAGTTTGCCCCTACATTGGTCAGCAAATTATCAGGACCAAGTGATTCGTCTATTAGACAAGGATGGTATGAATCAGAGGCGGGAGATCCAGATTCTATCTATAACAACCCAAGTTCAAACATTAATTATTCTTCCGGAAAATTAATCAATGATCCGTTTAATAATGATTCTATTTACGGGGGTAGGACAACTGAGTGGAATACAGATATGCCTGTTGAAATTTATACCCCTAACACTAGTCAAGGAGTATTTAGTTCGGACAATATAATGAATATATTCAATAGGGGTAAATCCGTTTTCCGATAACCATGTCAGCCCAAGATCTAGACCTTCTTACTCAAGCGATTAGAGATGCATTTTCTGAGACGGATGATGACAGCAAATTAGATAGTTACTTTGCAGACCAAACATCAGGGGCTCAGAAATTTAACAATACACTTGATCAAGCCAAAGCATATGGTAGTCAAGCAGCAGACCGACTATTTCAAAGTTCTAATGCTAAGCGGAGTTTTGATAATGTTCTAGATCAGTCGGATTCATTTGGAGTCCCAGGACAAGCAGAAGCCACACAAATGGCTGGTCAGATGCTTGCCCAAAAAGCAGAAGACGAAGCTGCTGAAGAGATGAGAAAAGCTCAAGAAAGAGCAGCAAGATCTCAAGCCAAAGCTAGCAGAAATTCTGCAATACTTAGTGGTGTGATCACGGTTGGCGCTGCGTTAATTTAAGGTATATTTAGGAGCGTATTGGGGATACGCATTTGCTTACTAAGCTAGAACGCACAGATCAGATTATTGATACATCAGTAAACCACTTTCTTTCAACCATGGTTGCATGGTCTGGAGGGAAAGACAGCATGGTTTTACTGCATTTGTTAAGACGACATGGCATTCGTGTACCTGTCATATTCTTCAGGGAATTATGGCAGCCTTTTAAATACGAGTTTCATGATCGGATTATTCGAGAATGGGATTTATTTGTTCATACATGGCATCCTTTCGCTACAGCCATGCAACGTAGTGGGGATGAATTTGAAGTGCAAAATTATTACAGAATAAATAAGACTGTTTTAACTTGTCCAACAGGTATCACAGAGCCTGTTGATGATTTGCCTTTTGTGACGGCTTTAGATATTTTGAATAGACCAACACAAGAAAAACTAGAAGTACCAATATTTGATGCAATATGGATTGGACATAAACGTTGTGATTCAGATCCAATACTTGGAGGGGACGCTGGTACGAGAGTAGAAGCAAGAACATTGCCTGAAGGACCGACATTTTTGTATCCATTACGTGATTGGACTCATGATGACGTGTGGCAATACATAGAAGATTACGATGTTCCTTTCGACGAGAAGAGATACGAGAAGGTGAATGGTAAGTGGAGGGAAAGACCTGATAAGCGTCATAATGCTGATTATGTCCATACGTCTATTGAATGTGTAGACAATAGGCCAAATGCTCCTCAGTTTTATAAATGTAAGAAATTAAATATGGATACCGAAAATATGTCTAAATACGTGAATTGGGTTGAGCCCCAAAAGTTGTCGTATATGCAGGATTCAGTCGCCACCTAGAAATAGTTATTAGAATACGATCATAGGAATATTGTGACTAAGCTTCGATGGCAACTGCGAACTTGAATCAGGACTATTTAGCACTTCTTAGATTATTGCAGGAAGACGCCGGAGGTAACGTAGAAGTCAAGAAGCTACTGAGTCAAGCCAGAGGTAATCCACAAGCTCAAAAACAGTTAAGAAATTACTTAATAGAACTAGGCGGTGGGCTAGGAATATCAGAGGGTGTTAGAAGAGGTGGAGTATTTGGTGGAATAAACAGAAGAGCTATGGGTGATGGGTTTAGGCAAGGTTTAGACAAAGCGGTATATGGTGATGCAGTAAGAAGAGCTAATTGGAGACAGATCAGACCACAGACTTTTGGTGATGCTTTAGCTTTATCCAGAGCAGATGATGCTGTAGGTTTTGGTCCAGTAAAAGTAAGAGGATGGAAGCCGGGACCAGCTAACGTTCTATTCGGGAAAAATGCAGTTCCACGTATTCAAGGTTTAGCAGGACTAGGTACAATCTTGGCTATTGCTGATGGCATGTCAGAACTAGGAGACACTGCAGATCCTCGCTGGGTAAATAGTCTTGAAGCAGGCGGAAAAATTGGCGGCACTATTGGAGGCACTGCTCTAGGGGGATTCTTAGGTAGCTTAGTTTTACCTGGTATTGGAACATTTGCAGGAGCAACTCTTGGTTCTATGCTTGGTGGTGGAATGGGTAAGCAAGCTGGTAGAGGTATTGCTTATGGTTTCAATCCAGACTTAGAGCAAGACAGAAGAGTGAAGATAGCTAATCAACAAAGACAATTAGACAACATTCAAAACGCAGAGCTTAGACAAAGAATTGATCAGTTAATGGCACAGCAAGAAATGGCTCAAATGGCTGGATTAGCAAGTAACTTTGCTAACTCAAGCGCTTTAGTTGCATCCAATATCTAATATGGGATTTTCTTTCACAAACACCGCAGCCTCCTTAGGAGGTATTCAATATCCTGCATTACAGGCTTTTAGCCAAATCAAGGATACGGAGATATTGAAGCAGCAACTGGAAATACCAAAGGTAGCATTTAAGGAGGGAATGAATCTTGCTGATACTTCTCTAAGAGAAGTAGGTGGCATCAGGAGGCAGGAGATAGCTAAAGATCAGGCAATAGAAGAGAGGAAGCTGATCAATAAGAGAGCGAAGCAACAGCAAAAAATGGCTTTAATAGGTAATTTAATGGGTGGTATAGACGATGGAGACGTATCATCTTTATTGAGCTCAGTCCTAGGCAGTAGAAACGACGTGAGCAAAGAGGCAGTTCAAGGCACGGGAATCGACAACTCGAACCTTGGCAATCAGAGCAACGCGGATATGCTTAATATCATTAACGAGACCTTCAAGAATGTAAATGAATCGACTACGAATGTAAACATAGCGGATGTGAACCATAAAGTGAATCCAAACATATTCATGTCATACCTTGATGGCTCTGCTCAGAAAGAAGCCGATCTTAATCTCAAGGACAGTAAGTGGGCGGGCTACGCTTATCCTTTTTAGGTGAGTGGAACCACTATTATTAGTAAAGGAATAGCTCTTTAAACCAATGTCAGACAAGGTAGTAGTTTACAACACGGTAGAAGATATAACAAATGCGATAAACAACAGGAATCTTAATGCTGCGGCGTTAAACACCTGGGCTCAAAATATGCAGAATAAGAATGAAAATATGCAACAGCTGCGGGATTTACTCGAGAAATCATTAACTTCGGGTGCAGATACCATTAATAGGACTGTTATTGGCCCTGTTGAAGTCCAAAAGATAAATGATGAAGAGGTAACGATGCAAAAACCTACAGGATATCATTGGGATGCAGAACAGGGTAAATATGTAGACAGTGGAATACCTATGTCTAATCCTAATTTCAATAAGGGAATAACTGATATTTTCCAGCAAAGAGCAAGTGAATATAACGCGAAGAATATATCGGACTTACAAAATAAAGTTAATCCGACTTTAGATTATCAAAGAGGAAGAGATACTAAGAACATGGTAACTAGATTGCTTCTTGGTGCTGGCCTCTTAATGCAGTAATTATGAATAAAAGAGCTTTTGACGAGATCTATAAAGATCCAACTTCCAAGCCAAGCAGCTACTCTATAGATATTCCAGAACCTACCGACGTGGAAGGAGAAGATCAAGGCTACAGAAATGTAGTAATGGATTACCCTGCAGGGGCCGAACCTACTGATGAAGAATACACAGAGGATCAAAAACAAATGTACAACGAGGTCAGTGGACCCTTGGAACGCTATGGAACTGTCCGCAAAGATATTTACGAGGATATAAAAAAAGATATCCCTTCGGGTAAAGGAGACACTAGGTCTGCAAGAGAACGTGCTGCTATCTACCGAAGAGATAACGAACCTGGGGCTCCTTCAGATGCAGCTGTGGCAATGAGGTATAGAGGAGTAGCTCCTGATGTTCAAGCTAAGAACGAAGCGGCAGCGGCAGAGGCAGCACGAACTGTCGACGGGGAGAAGCAGTTGTTCAGGGAATCATTAAGCGCGGAGACTTCTTCTCACCCTGAAAAGACACATACGACTGAAACAACTGATTACTACAAAGATATCCTTCGCAAGAGGGAAGCTAGCAGACAATCAATGATCAATACTATTGCAAACAGGTAAACTAACTTTATAGGGGGTATTATCATGTCATCAGTTTTCGCAAGTTTAGCGAGCTCACTACTTAACTCAGGCGCAGGGAGTACGGGATTTGGTTCGACTCTACCATGGAATCCGACTGGCTTAGGCAGTGGTAGATACGATATCGGAATGCAGCAGATATATGATTGGGCGAAGGCAAATCCAAATAACAAGTCAATTGGAGCAGCAGCTTCTGGAGCTATCTTGAGCACAGGTAAGACCTTAGCGAACATGGGTCTAGCCTTAGATTACGACGACGCTCAGAGGGCTAGCAGTTCCTATCACGCAAGTATTCTAGAAAACCTAAGGACTGGCAACATAGCCAAGCTGATGGCCGCTGAAGGTGGAATTACGAAAGAATTGATGGGACATGAAGGATGGATTAATAGATTGCAGACTGGAGCAGAGGGAGATCAGTATCGCAAAAATTTACGTGTAGCAGGAGAAGAAAACCGTCTAGGTAAGAAGGTCTCAGGAGATCAAGACAGGAGAACAACTCGTGTTCAAGGACAAGAAGATCGCCTAGGTTATATGGCTAAGGGAATCCAAAATAGATTGCAGACAAAGGTACAAGGTGCTCAAGATAGATTGCTAGAAAGAACACGAGGGGATGAACTGCGTCAAACCCAGAAAGAAAAGTACATGGAAGAGAGGAACATGCGCGCAGACGCCAGAGGTGCTATTACTAGGTCAGGAGCAAGCTTCTTTGGATGAGTTCAACAACCCAGATTGATTTAGTACAGAATTTTTTAAATGCTTTAGATCAAGATCGTCGTGAATGTTTTCTGACGTATGTAGACAAGACTTATTCGGTATACGAAATTTGGCTCTATGCGGGTGTTCTAGGTTACGATGGTGGATTCTCAGCATTAGAAAAATGGATCTTAACCAAGTATCCCAAGCTGAATAGCAGGGAGTTAATGCTAGGAGAAATTGTCAAGTTAGAGGGTGATATAGACTTTTTGAGGCAACAGGTAATGAACGATATAGTTAAACCTGATGCGGCTGCGACTAGGATTGCGCATCTATCAAAAGAACTCAGAGGACATGTCGTAGAAGTTGAGAAGATGTCAAAAGTAACAGACAGGAGAGGATTAGTCCTCGCAGGTGCGGATAAAGTAATGCGAGAACTAAAATCTATATTTAAAGGCAATGATGATGTTATCAACGCATTAGAACTTGCTTACGAATCTGTATGGGCTGCTTTGGTAGAAGAGAAGTAACCTAAGAAAAAAATCATGTTCCATGACCGAAGATAAAATTCGGGAGATTGTACCTCACTTGTGTTACACAAAAGAAGAAGTAGACATTATGCTGGCTGACGCTGTAGCCAAGGCGAAGGCTATAGACGAAGCATCAATGAAACAGCATAATAGAAACGCAACAATTATCAGCATGATTCTAGGCTTCACATGTCTAGCTTTATTCTTGGATGGGTTGTTAAGAATACTAGGAATTATCCCACCTTTCCTTGGCTTAGATGTTAATGTAATTGATCAAGTTGTTGAAAAAGTGCGCCATGCATTATGAGCTTAATTGAAACAGTCAATGTTCAAGATTTTGGTATTAACCTAGAAGAATTCAATCCGTCGTTAAGTGATTATATAAAATCAAATATTGACAACAAAGTAGTACCAGAAAGTGGAGAGGTTTCTTCGGCAGCATCTATCACGCGAATGGATCTGCATGCAGATGACAATGAATATGTAAGAAAAATTCTCGATATAGTTTTATGGATTACCCCACGAGTCGCTTGCAATATTGCGAGCAACAGTCACATGCCGGGTTCTTTCTTAGAAGCGGTTTCCCCTGAACTTATTGCGCAGGTAGCCCAGAATAGCGGATGGCATCCCAGAGCGTTTGAATTGACCGCTTGTTGGGGGATTATGTACGACGGAGCTCAAGGAGTTATATCTCATAACCATTTTCCATTTGCATTGAGCTTTAGCTATTATTCTCGTACTTCAGAGGAGTCTGCTCCCCTAGAAATAGAGGATAAAACCATCCCTGCTAAGGAAGGTAACCTCACTTTATTTTCTAGTCACGAACAGCACGAGGTCAAGGGAGAGGACAATAGTGGAGAAAGAATAGCATTGGTTGGTAATTTAATCTATAACCCAGGATTACTCCTATAGTGAACAAATATAACTCTTTTATTTTTATTCACTATTTATGAATAGGGAACAAGAAAACGCTCGGATCCAAGTACCTATCTATGATTTGCTTGATGCATGTTGTGCTCTTCATGGAGGTCTAGAGTTGGATAAATATGAAGATAAAAATTATGCCCTAAAACATGCATTGAATAGATTCTTCGGCTATTTGACCCCTGAAGCCAAGGCTGAGTTTAATGCTTGGGTCGAAAGAAAGGGTTGGAGACAGAAGGAAACTATCGTATTACCGTAGAAGAAATAGTGAATAAAGCCTACACTTGAAGTATGTCAAATGCTTCAGTATCTCTCGCGAGGAGACGTAGCGCTCAACTAGCGGCCAAAGCTGTTAAGACTGAGCCTAAAGTGGAGGTCACTCCCCCACATGTTTTAAAGGCTAGGAACAATTTTGCCTACTTCTGCAGCATGATGGGCAAGCCTGCTGCTGATCATATGAAGGTATGGCACAAGCAGTTTTTAACAGGTGAAAGCAACGAGCATTTATTAGATATTGCAGGACCTAACACATGCCTGTTAAGTCCTCGAGGTAGTGCCAAATCGACGGTAATAGGCTTGTTAGTTGCTTGGCTTATTGGCCGTCATGCACAAGCTAAAAAATTACTGAGAACTTTATACGTTTCATACAACGTTGACGTTTCTAGAAACAAGAGCGCGGCGATAAAAAATCTCATAATGAACAAGGAATATCAAGAAATTTTTCCGACAGTTCGTTTATCGAAAACCCGCACGAGCGATGAACTGTGGTCTATTGATTTTGATTTCGCAGAGATAGATATAAGAGGGGAAGATGCTTTTACTGTTGCTTGCGCTGGACTTAAAGGAACAATTACTTCTAAACGTAGCTCTTTAATCATTGTTGACGACGCAATCAAGAGTGCTGCAGCGATTGCTAACCCGGACATTCGACGGGAGATGGAAGCCAACTGGAATAATGTTATTGTCCCCACCATGTTCCAAGGGGCTCGTGCCATCGCTCTAGGCACTCGTTTCCATTTTGACGACCTATTTACTACAACTTTTTGTGAGAAACGTGGATGGAAAGTTATAACACAAGGTGCATTGAGTTACGACGATAACGGTACTCCAAGGTCTTATTGGCCTTCGATGTGGTCTGCTAAATATCTGTTGAAATTACAGTCAGAGGATCGTGTTGCGTTTTCTTATCAATACTTAAATCAACCTGTCAAAACATCAGAATTAGGCATTTCACCTGAGATGTTTGTAAGAGGCGAAGTCCCCGACGATTACGACATTATCGGTGTCGGAATAGACTTATCTGCTGGCATGTCGGAGAGGAACGATTGGACTGTCTTTACCTTGGCTGGCAGGGTTGAAGATACTGTTTACATTATTGATTACCGCAGGATGCGGTCGATGGGAAACATAGAGAAGATAGAAGCTTTATGTGAGTTACTAGCTGATTGGAACTTGTTGTCGATGAATGAGGATAAGCAGTTTTTCAAAACAGATTCTCCTGTGGTGATTTGGCCTGAAGTAGTGGCTTATCAAAAAAGTTTTGAAGGTGATTTAAAAAGAATATTATTCAATGAATGGCAGCTTTATAATTTAAGTGTTAGTCCTGTCAAAGGTTTTAGAGGCGACAAGCTTGCTCGACTGCGTGGGATTATGGGTCTTTTTCAACGTAAAAAGGTCATTTTCAATAAGTTCCGAGATTTTAGTTGTATGACTGACGAGGTAATCAATTTTGGACACGCTCCTCATGATGATTGCGCTGATTCCTTGAACATCGTGGTGCAAGGTCTCATGAAGCGCGGCGGTGCTCAAATAGAATGGAGATAAAATTATAAAATGAGTACACCAAATACCGAACGTTTTCGTCAGATTCTCGAAGCCGCAAGGAAGAGAGAAGGAGCTAGCGGAACCGACACGATGGTTGTTAACAGCCATCTCGCTCAGATGAAGCTATTCATGCTTCGTCAAGGAATTGAGTTTTTCCCTACACAGGATACTTTTGGATATCGACGTCGATTCCTACAACAATTAATTGAAGAAAATGAAATAGATAGTCGTTTAGAAGGTATTGTCGATGACTTCTTGATTGACGGTAAGGGTCTGTTCTATTTCAGACCAGTACAGGACACTTACCGTCTGATGTGGTTCAGCAAGGATAATTACCGTGCGTACTATGACGCTTCTTCTGATCTGGAAGAGATAGAACTAATTTATTCCTTCTCTGTAAAGAGTGGATTAGGTGCTCTTTCTTTACCTGGCACTAATTCAGGTAGTCAGAGATGGGTCAAATTGCAGGTACGTCGTGATGAGATCAAAGAATCTATTACGAATGAAAAACCTTCTTTCGATGCTGGAACATCCGCTAATTTCAATTTCGCTCCTACGAAGACGAGAACTCTGATCAATAGTTTAGGTTTTATCCCCGCTGTAGAAGCATTTAACACGATGCGTTCTACAGGCATGGATTCAACAGGAGATTTTGATTGGCTTAGCGATCAAATCGTTCTCCATGACGATTTAGTGAAAAACATTCGGACGAATATTACGTTCTTTGGTAATCCGACTTTGGTTTCGAGTCGCCCTAAACATGACTTGATGGAAAGTGGTGGGGACGAGAGCTTAAGGCCTACTATTAGCTCGCAAGCAGGTTTCTACTCTTCTAACAGACCGTCGACACGGGTTAGTGAACCTGGAGGAGGTGGTGGTGGAGCCATGAAGGTTCCGCGTATTATCGCAAACGTTGAACCATCTGATCGGGCTGTTTACTTAACCCCTGATGCGGTTTCTGGCGATCAAAATTTATATGCTCGTCAATATAGGGAAGAACTTCGAACAGCGATGGGAGGGGTTGACGAATTAGGTATAAGCTCTGGAGCCACAGCATACGAGATTAAATCTTTATACGGTCGAGCAGCCACAACCGCTGCAAGGAGATGCAGAGGCTTATTGACATATGGCCTATGTAAATTACTGGGTTTAATCATTTACCACGAGGAGAAAATATTTAGAGATTCATTTGCTTTCGCAATGCAAATGGTCAAGCCTCCAGTTCCTATCGCTGAAGACTTTGAAAATCCAGATCTTTACAATGAAGCGGTAGGTATTTATGGACAACAACTACAAGCGTATGAACAGGAACTCGATGTTGCTATTCGAGTAGCTGTTGGAGATCAAAATTTACCACCTGCCGTAGTGGGTTTAATACCTGATGGCAATAGGAAAGTTGAGTGGAGATGGACAGGTCCGGTGTTCGAAGATGGCACAGAGGATATACTGAATTCAAGTATTGTTGTTCGCAACCTACAAGAGCTTGGCGTTGATAGCGTCGAAGCCCTTCGATACCTCTTCCCAGACAAAACTGACGAAGAGCGAAGTTCAATGCTAAGTGGCTATCCATTCAGAATGGCTCAAGCCACGCAAGGAAGTATTAGAACATTCTTGGCGCTCATTAATGATATGCGTCAAACGCCTCATCCGCAGGCTCCCGATCTCCCACTTTTGGCAGATCCTAGACTTGATTTGACACCCTATGTCTATAGGGCATTCGAATTTTTAAAACGAGAATTAACTTATGCAGGACAGTATTCAGACGACACAGGCTCCGGCGACCCAGCAGAGCTCAATTCCATCGAGCGCGCCCGTACCGAACGCGGGTTACCAAGCAACCCAGGCCCAGAACGCCCAACCTTCGTACCAGACTCCTTCGGTTCCCTCGGCACAGCCGGCGGCTCCACAGGCGGCTCCACAGGTTCAGGAGGCGAATCCATGGCAGGAGGCGTTCCAGAGTCTCAGCGCCAGTTTGAACGGAACACAGGTCTCCCAGCCCCAGGCAGCTTACTCAACTCCGACCCCTCAGGCTCCGACACAACCAGCGAACTTGGCTCAAGCAGCAGCCTACCAAGCCGCGCCTTCAGTATCGGGGATGCAGACTTATCAGCCCCAAGCAACGCCGGCGTCATTCCAGACACCACAGGTACAGGCGCAGCCCTCGATACAGCAAGAAGCAGCGCCAAGCGGAGACGAGTATCTAAGCAAGATAAGCGACGAAAGTCTTGAAGTCTTAAACCACTTTGGGTCAGAAGCACCAGCCTTATTAAATAGATACGCTTGTACCGTAGAAGATGCTTTACTTAAGCAAACTTCTGTTGCTCAGGAAGCATTAGGCAAAATTGAAAAGCTAACCACAACTATTGGTGGAGCAAAGAAAGTAATAGATGCTGCAGCTTCAGATAACGCTGCATATCACACAATGTTGACCAACCCAGACATGTTGTCTGAGTATGTTAACGAGTTCTTCGGTCCTAACGGTCCTCACCCTGTTGAGCTACCTCAAGATCGTTTAGCTGCTGAAATAGCTGCACAAGACGCTAGGAATGGTGTAGTAGCTCCACAAGCTCCTGCTCCTCAAGCTCCTGCTCCTCAAACTCCTGAAGCACAAGCTCCTACAGGTCAAACACCTACTCAGCAATTCCAACGTCCTCAGATTGAAATGCCTACTCCAGGCGTTCAAGCATCAACTGGAGATAACTTCTGGGAAAACTTCTCAGCCCTTAGCGACAAGAATCCTCAGGCAGCATGGCAATTACTTAGCCAAGCCACACCTGATGCATTACGTAGCAAGGTTCTAGTTTCTGAAGCTTGAGACTGAATTAAATAAACCACTGCTGTAACGGCGGTGGTTTTTTAATGTTTAAAATAAAAATAAAAATGGCAGACTCAATCGAGGAATACAAGAGAAGATTTGCTAACCACATTCAGGAAGCGGGAAGTAAAAGCGATAAAGACATTGCAAAGACGATAGCAAAAGCTCTTTATTGGAGTCGAGTGGCTACTCCAAAAGATTTCGCAGACTTTAAAGAAACTTTCAAGGATTACGATCATGGATTAGGTAATTGGAAGAAGTGGGGAGGCGGTAATAAAATGGGTTCTGCGGGAGCAAAGATCGCTGCTCAAAGAAAAGCCAATAAGGAAGCAAAGGGTCCCGGATTAGGTTTTAAGGTCAGTCAAGCTTTAGCACGAGTGAATGCGAGATTTAATGATACGCAAGGCAAAGGTATTAAAACTGGCGCAGAGGGTTTTGGTTATAGCAATCACAGCAGAAAAAATACTTATAACACTCATGGAGTAGGAACAAGAGCAGACGGGTCTAGCTCTACTTACGGAGGTACGAATAACAGGCCTGGAAGTTTGAGCAATAAATCCGCTGTGCATGGAGGAACTAAGTTCAGTTCATTGATCGCAGGTGATCCTAATCGAGGTCTGAACAGAGGAAAAGATTACGATACGAACACTGGTGATCTTAAGGGTATTACTACAGACTCTGATTTTGGTAGAAGAATGAGAGAGGCGGTGTACGGTTGGACTCCAACTGCTTAAGAAGCTCTTATAAGTCGTATAAAGACAGGTAATATCACGGATTGCTAACATTAGATCTGAGTCGTTAAGACTCATTAACTACCCCAAACCGAGACCATGGGGGTAAGTCTCTCATCTTACAAGTTCAATCGTACTATTACTTTTAATGACTAGCTCTTCTTTAAGAAGAAGTGGCGGCTTGTTGAAGGGGTGGGACGAGTTCTGTGAGTGGACAACGTCTACTAGCAATCGTATTTACGTTGGTTGGTTCGGAGTCTTAATGATTCCTTGTCTACTTACTGCAGCAACTTGTTTCATCATCGCTTTCATAGCTGCTCCTCCCGTTGATATCGACGGGATCCGTGAACCAGTAGCTGGTTCATTCATGTATGGAAACAACATCATCTCAGGAGCCGTTGTCCCGAGCTCCAATGCAATCGGTCTTCACTTCTACCCAATCTGGGAAGCTGCAACCATCGACGAGTGGTTGTATAACGGAGGACCATATCAACTTGTTGTATTCCACTTTCTCATCGGTATCTCAGCTTACATGGGACGCCAATGGGAACTTAGTTATCGACTAGGAATGAGACCTTGGATCTGTGTTGCCTACTCTGCACCAGTATCTGCCGCGTTTGCTGTATTCCTCGTCTATCCTTTCGGACAGGGATCATTCAGTGACGGTATGCCTCTCGGCATTTCAGGCACGTTCAACTTTATGTTTGTCTTCCAGGCGGAACATAATATCCTCATGCATCCATTCCACATGGCAGGTGTGGCGGGTATGTTTGGCGGTGCTTTGTTTAGTGCTATGCACGGCTCACTGGTTACATCTTCACTTATTCGTGAAACCACAGGACTTGACTCACAGAATTATGGCTACAAGTTTGGACAAGAAGAAGAAACATACAACATCGTTGCAGCCCATGGCTACTTCGGTCGACTCATCTTCCAATACGCATCCTTTAACAACTCTCGTAGTCTTCACTTCTTTCTCGCTTCTTGGCCTGTTATCTGCGTATGGCTTACCTCAATGGGTATATGCACCATGGCCTTTAACCTAAATGGGTTCAACTTCAATCAATCGGTTGTAGACTCAAGTGGTAAGGTCGTACCCACATGGGGCGACGTCTTGAACCGCGCAAATCTCGGCATGGAAGTAATGCATGAGCGTAATGCTCATAACTTCCCATTAGACCTAGCTTCTTCTAGCTCTGATGTAGTAGCCCTTACTGCTCCTGCAGTTGGGTAACCGAGGAGTTATTGCCCCGCTTTTGCGGGGCTCTCCCCAATGTTGTTACCAAAAACACCTAATAAAATCGCATACGAGATGAGTAACAGGCCAAATCAGCCTTCTACTTCGCAAATACAACACGATCTCGCCAAACAAAACAACAGAGAAGTAGCCAATGGGTCTTCTGCTGTCGTTGGAGCCATTAATCAAGCTAAACAGGAGGCAGAATTAGCACGAAGAGAAACTCAGACCGCCCTAAACGCTGCGGATGCCTTTGCATTAAATTCAATCAACACAATGCAGGCCAATGCAGGCCCAGAAGGTATCAGGGAAAAGGTTGAATTAGCTCAGTTTGCTGAACAGAATCCAGAGATTATCAGTGAGTTAATAGGGTAAAACAGTTATATTGAAATTGCTGTCTGTTAAACCAATATGAGATTAGCAGGCGATGAAGATATCTTTGACGAAATACAGTCTTCGTCCTCTAATAAGCTCGATAAATATTTCGAGGCTTATCAAATATTGAAATCTAAAGGATTGAGCGAGGAGACAGCAGACGCAACAGCTATCAGAATGGCTCAAGGCTTGGAACCAATGGTCAAGCCTACGCTTCGCTTTGCTTTGATTTATGGAGACGAGTCAAACAGCACTAAAGAAAGCGATTGATTTAATTATCAAAGTTGAAGGGTGTGAAACAAATGCATATTTAGATCCTTTAGGAATACCGACAATATGTACTGGGTTAATTAAATATCCTCACGGTCATTCAGTGATGATGGGTGATATATGTGACGCAAATATCTGTCGTGAGTATTTACGTGAAGTATTAGTCAAAGAAATAGTGCCTCAATTGAGTTATATTCCAAATTGGCAAGATTTTGGACCATCAAGACAAGGTGCATTAATTAGTTTTGCTTGGAATGTTGGGATTGATTTCTATAACAACCCAGAATATGCAGAATTACATTACATATTGGCCAATGGTGTCTCTTATCCAGAGTTATATAATTCTTTTGGTTCTGTTTTACAGGGTTATACGAGTTATCACGGCAAAAAGTCTAATGCTTTGTACAAACGACGAACGTTAGAGGCTCAATTATGGTACGAAGAAGGATTAAGTCTTGTAAGTTTCTTCGCTGCGAGAGATACTTATCTGAAAAAAGCTGCAATTCCAATATATGAGCTATCGGATCACGGTAAAAGGCAATATCAAGAGGGGGATGAAATTTTCGTTACATGTGTACGGGAAATACCAAAAAATATCCATAATGCTATCAAAATTCGAGGAGAATCAGAAGAATGGGTGATGCATTGCGCTGATTGGCTCTTAAATAAAACCCGATGCGAGTCTTTTGATGAGAATAAGAGGATTGATTGGTTGAATATGCATTGCTCAGTGGGAACGGATTTATCAGTAGGAGAAGTTCTCCAATACAACGCACATAACGCGCCTCAGGAAGGCAGTGAAGAAGAAAAGGCTCTGTTGTATACAATTCGACAATTCAACGCCCTGAGAGAGGCTTGGAACGGTCCTTTAGGTATCTCAGGAGGCTATCGATCTGAAAGTTCAGGGACAGTGCTCGATATATATCCTTTAGACGATTCTATTGAGCATTTATATTCTTTTCTTCACAAAAGATGGAAGGGCCTATGCAAAATAGACCCTTCTAATGAATTTATTACTTTGGATACTGAATATTCAGGTGGTTTTAAATCTATTAAACGACCTTGATAGCCATAGCTCCGCTATTGAATTGAACAGTATCACCTTGTTGTACATCGACAGGAGTTGTCAAAGTTCCAGAAGCTAGGAAATTACCTGTTGTAGCAGCATCCCAAATCCCAAAATGTGTCACGGTAGTTCCAGTAGTATTTTGAGCACTGGTTGTAATTTGAGACACGATGGAATTAGTTATCTCGTAACCGCCACCACTAGAAGGAGACACGGAGCTAAAGGTAGTACTAGCTATTGCAGTTCGCGTAGGTGAACCTTTAATAGAAGCGGTAACGTCGTTATTGGTTCCAGCAGTTCCAGGGTCTGCTGTATGAACAGAGACGTAGACGTTACTTAAAGCATTGGGGAACGTAGAGTTCTTAACCCAACTCAAGATTTTCGTTGCTAGATACTGAGAAAATGCCATGCGTGCTTCGGCTTGCTTCCTGAATTTAGTGCTTCCTTTAGCTTATCGTCTACCTATGGGTAGCCGCCACCATAAGGAGGTGTAGAAGTTAGTGTAGCCGTATTGGAACTAGTTCCTGTTGCGGCTCCTGTAACCCTCCAATACATCTTAAGTCGGCCATAGTTCTGATTAGTCATAACGATGGTTCCTCTCATGATGGCTAGTTCACCATAAGCTTCAGACATTCCGACTGCATTACCTTCTAGATTCTTTAACTTCTCTTTCGGAGTCAGAGTCGTAGAAGCAGTCAGACTTCCTGAGGCCAGTCCATACAACTTGACCAGAGCAATTCGACCGGAAAGATTAAGAATTCCTTTGGCTTCTCCTGCAAGGAGGATGTATCTAATTATTTGCAGAGAGACACTAAAAGGCAGAGCTTGCCATTGAGATCCCGAGACTGTTAAATAATAAGTATCTTGAGGAAGTTGTAGCAGATTTTCTTGTATGTCCGTATTGATGATTTCGTTTTGATAAGCGAAACCACCTGGGGTTACTTGGACGGAATCTCTTTTGCTGTTTAATAGTCCTATCGAAATGTATTGGCTTTCGTATTTGTTTAATGTATTTTTATTGATCTTAATATCAGACGGGCTCGAAGTAGTGAATTTAAAATATAACGTATTAGCGCCGACCTCTGTTCCAACAGAGCCAGTAATTGTTGTTGCTAAGTTGACGACTTGACCGTAATCTTTTGCCTTGGACGGAGAATTAAATTTTACATGTTCAGGACGAAGAAAAGATGGAGAGGCTTTTTCACTACCTCCATACGAATTCTTGATTTTATTAACCTGCCCTGTTAAGGAGGTGGTCATTGGCTTGGCATTTATAAGGATGGAAATGCGACCTCTGACTCAGTTTAACTGAATAGAAAAAGCAGGCGTTCAGGCACGACCATGGATTCGCACCTGAAATCTTTAAAGGATTAAGAAACTACAAAAATTAATCCCCTGCTATGTAAGGACTCCTGACGTAGTTCTTCTTCGGAGCTCTTTTATCTTAGTGAGATGATTCACAGATGCTGGAATATGTGGCTGAATTAAATCGTAGAGTTTTGGTAAGGTTGCATGCTTGAAGCTGAGTTGCACTACTTGGTTCTGATTTCTGTGAACGACAGCGTCTATACCTAGCCTTTGAAACCAATCGGCAAGGCATTCATACTCTTCGTCAGAGTAACGTCCTCGAATTGATCCTCTTTTCCCTATCATTCTTCCTTGATCAATCCACAAGCAAGCTGCTCCAAGGTGATGAGCTATATCGAGTGTTTTGGGAGTTATTACCTGACGATCTCTTGGGCATAAGAGGGTGTAAGCGGTATACAACTCTTCACCATGTACTCTGAATCGCTCCTTGTCGTAGAAGCCATTAGTGGGAAGCCTATCCGTGTAGATATCGAGAGGACCATCATGCAGTAGTTTTAATGTTTTTAATTGAGACTTAAAATATTGTCTCTCTGTCTCCAGCCGAGAAATTTCCAGCCATGGCCTTTGTTTCCTGCCCTTCAGGCGGAGCTTCCCTGTCCCCAAGCAATAACTCAGTACGTGCGCTACGAATCGAGTTGACATCCCAATCTTCTCCTGTGAATAAATGGCGACGGGTTTTCGGTGCGTAGTTATAAAGTTTCGATTGGATTTTGATTGTTTGTTCTGCGTTGAAAGACAACCTTGGCTTCACAAAATTCGTATTAATTTCTGGAATTGCTCCCGTAAGAAGGGAGAGCCAACTGCCTAATCCATACGCTTCCTCATAAGTAGAGCCAGCCCTAGTAAGAATTGCTGATCCGTCCTTGCTGATACGAGCACCTTCAGCCCAAAGCCATGCAGCAGCTTGTGCTCCTAGAAGATCTAATGTTGTCGGAGTGATTTGACGTTCTCCGACTGGGTATAAGAGGTTGTAAACAGGCCTCAATTTATTGGTAGATACTCTGAAGCGAAGAATCGGAGTTGTCTTACCGTTAGCTCTTGGAGTTGTCCTGTAGGGAACAATCTTAGCTTTTGTTGAGACAAATTGCTTGAATTCTTCTACTTTTTCTTCCAAAAAAGCAGACTCAGAAGCTCCTGCTGTCAAAGTTAATTGAATATAACCACCGCTAGGAGTGCGATATGGGACAAGACTGCCATCTCCCAGTAAAAGTCCGAGCAGCCCACGAACGTCTGCGGCATCCAAATGTTTTTCCCTATGAATTACATCTATAGTAGTGGTTAGCACGTCATATGTCGTGTTTTTTGTTCTATAAGTTTTCGGAGTTAGAGATCCCAAATGTGGATTGATAATGATTTCCCAAAACTGTTAGGCGCGGAGCTTTATAGGCCCCATCCCGGTTATATCATCGAGATGGCTGTAGAGCCTGTAGTGGTACACGATTTCGCTAAACAGCCGGGCCAAACGGTTCAGCTAGATAGGTATCGTTTCTGGGGAAATCCTGGTAACAAGGATTCTAGAGAGCGTACAGCGGATCAGACACTAGGTACAGCGTCTAGCAGAAATATCGTTAAGGATAAGGTTCTTGTATCTCTAAAAGAGTATACAGGTCCTGCAGATCCTACAGACGCAACTTCTCCTTCAACCTTCAAGGTTGCGCGTGAAACGTTGCTAACAGCGCAGAGATTGCTACTAGATACCGGCAACCTTAACGTTTTTCATCAGAGTATAGGTAGTTTAACTCTTTTGGATGACTACAGGCGTTGGCGTGACAGGGTTTTCGCGGACGAGCTATTCAAGGCTGAAGCAAACGGTGTAGCTTCTGACGGTCAGGGTGGTTACTACTTCCCAGGTGGTCAAGCTAAAGCCGGTGGTGCTCCTTTCCTTACATACGGTGCTGGAGTATCAGCTAAGTTCGACGTAAAAACAGACCTACTTCAGGTTGTTAAGGACATGCGTAAGCGCAACGTCCCAACATTCTCTGATGGGTACTACAGATGCATCGCTGATCCAACAGCAATGATGCACTTGAGACAAAACGATGCGTTCAGAGAAATAGCTCGCTATGCCGGAAACGGAATGGTGAATCCTATGTCTCCAGAGCAGGCTCCAAATGCTAACTTCTTCCAAGGAATGGGTCCAGCATATGGTCAAGCCGGTTTCGTTGCAGGTCAACCGGTAATGCCAACCGGATTTTTGTTCGAGGGCGTAAGATGGTTCGAATCAACCAACTTGCCTGAGAAATCTTTCCAAGTAAGTATTGCTGATGCAACTCCTGCGATTGTCAATACAGTGACAACAGCTGCCCCAATGTTGTTCTTCGGACCTCAGGCAGTTGGTGTTGGTATTGGTGGCAACAATGCCCAAATTTTATTAAATAATAATGATGACTTTTCACGCTTCATCATTATGATTTGGTCCTTGTTTGCTGGTTTTGAAATCCTTAATAAGGACTTCATAACTGTTGCTTACTCATTCGTATATTGAGGAGGTAACTAATAACAATGGCTAAAAAGATTTATCCCGGTAACTGGACCAATGTTCTCAGTAGCTTCCAGGGTCAACCTGTAGTTGCTGTACCTGGTCGTCAGTACTACCAAGTAATAGGTTATGCACTAGTTGATGCCACAGGCGGAACTGAGTTTGACGTAACTATCCCTAGTCCTGATCTCCGTGCTGACGATAAAGTTCGCAAGGATATCACTGGATTAGTACTTCCAGCAGGAGCCAACGTATATAGCGTTGGACTTAGAGTTCCTGACCTACGTAAGAATAAAGATGCTGGTTCTCCCGCTTCTGGTTTAGTAGGAACAAACACAGACACAATCGCTGTGAAGGATGCTGCTGGTTCTGCTGCTGACACAATCAGCACATCAGTAGTTTCAACAGCAACTATTGCAGTTGCCGATGGTACTATTGCTCCTAACTCCGCCTCAACAGGTGTAGTAGAAGCTAAGACCTTAGCTGGCGCAGAAACTCTCAAAGTATATGTCCGTAATGCAGCTGGAAACGGCGCTGGAAGTGCTTTGACTTCTTCTGAAGCTGGTGGCACACCAATCATTGTTGAAGTTTCTTACTTCGTACAAGATGATGTTGCTAGTCTTGATGACACCTACGTTCCTTTCGTAACAGAAACCTAAAACGCTGGTTTGTCACTATGATGAGGGCATCTGAAAAATGGATGCCCTTTTTTTATGGGATTATTTCAAAACACTAAAAATGGCCAAATAGTCGAGTTTATCGGACATCACGATAAGGATTGGGCAATGGTCAAAAATTCTACAGGAGTTGTACAGTATATAGCTCTTGATGACTTAGTTGAATATCAAGTAGGAGTTGGTAGAACCGACAAGAAGCCTCAACCTCAGTCTGCAGAGACACCTAAAGACGAGGATGCTATTCCTGAGACAACTATACCGATTGATACTCGTTTAAATTTAAACGCTGCATCAGCGGAAAGTATTGCAAAAACTGTCAAAGGAATAGGTTATGCAACAGCTAAAAAGATTATTGAATTAAAGATGTCTCTTCCTGGAGAAAAATTTCAAAAATTAGATCAATTAAGAAAGATTGGTCGCGTAGATTGGGATGCTGTCTTTAAAGCTGATTTGATTTACGTTGGCCCTTAAACTAAGACAAGGGTTTCTACTAATCGAAGATGTTGTTTGGCAAGAGGAAAGCAGGAGAAGCAAGAGGTCTAGTCCTGGACAAGACAGGCTTAAATGATGCTGCTTTATGGTCTGGACTTGCAGCGGCGGGTGGAGGAACTACTGGATTAGTTGCTGCCAATATTTTGGACGACAACGACTCCAAACTTTCTCCAGAAGCAAAAGAGAGAGTAGCTAATGCTTTAGCAAATACTCAAATCCAGCAAGCAGCCGCTGAACAAAAAGCTAAAGATCTTGCGTACTTGGATGAATACCACAGAAGAAATGGTATGCCGTTCATGAATGAAACTCCAGAGGACAGAGCAGTTCTAACTCAACTTCAACGGTTATTGGTTGGAGGAGATATTTCAGGTGGTTATGTCAAACACTTGGTTGAGACTGGGCAAGTAAATGATCGTGTTGCTTTACTGCTTGGAGATATGATTGATTGGAGCGCAGATATTCCTGTTGACGGCGGTCCAGAATTGTACCAAGTTTTAGAACAAATAAAACAAGAAGCTTATTAGTAGAATAATGAATAGGTTAATCAGGTAGTCATTGGAATTAAACGATTACGACAAAAGTCGATGTAGATTTCACCTTGGCTACAACAATGGTGCAAATTTACCTGCAGGAGATATAGCTCGTCTCGAAGAGGCGATGGCTCGTATTCCTGATAGCTACTTCTTTCAACGGGTTGTAGAGCATCTCAACAGATGTGATAAAGCTTATAAGCTGTCTCAGGTTTTTCGTGTTGAATCACAACCTCAACCAAGCAGGATTGAAAGGATTACAGGTGACACAGATCGTGCCATCTTTCAATCTGATCCGATCAAGGCTGACAAGGATTACCGAGAGATTTACTTAAGAGAAGTTGATCGACTAGCAGAGACTTTATATGTTGCCAATTACAGAAGAGAAGAAGTCAGACGTTATGCTTTCTCCAGTAGTGGCGGAGAGTTTATCATGGCTGTAAAGGGTCCTGCTGACACTGCAGTAGGAACAAGAGTAACTCAAGCTATTGGTTCTATGAACTGGAGATGATCATGGCAAGAAAAGCAAACCCACAATCGAATACAGGTTTTCCCCTGAATCACTTCGGAGCAGGAATAGGTCCTAACGAGCCTATTGTTTTAAACAGAGAGGCTAATCTCAAGGAGCAAAAGAACCAAATGCTTCAAAACGCTAATGGAGGCGTAAATACAAGTGGTCAGTTTTCTCCTTCTTCTAATCCTGGATTAGTGAAAGGAAGTCCTAATACAGTTTTACTGAAAGACATTAGCCCTGCTTTAGCTGGAGAAGCGAATACTAACTTCTCATTACCAGAGAAGAAAGGTACTTTCTCACCGCAGAACGTGATAAAAGGTAAGGTTAATGCTCAAGAGACACAGGCTTTATTGCAAGTTCCTGGGGTAGGTAATCAAGCAGCAGATCAATTCAAAGGAAACATCAGTGGTGCAGGAGTTTTACCTACTACTAATGTTGCTGCGAATTCGGTGAATCTCAATAACCCAAACATCAACAGGGCGTCCATATTAAAACCTTTACAAGCCGGTTTTGCACCACAGGCCATCAAAACAGGTACCGGTAATGGTCAACAACGTATGCAACCAAGTAGTGCTATTTCTAACAACGAGGGAACAAGATCTGCTCAACCCGACAATCCTGGTAACGTTGATAAGCCTGTTGATCAGCTATCTACGCTAGTTAATAATGATGTTAGTTTCGAGCAGCCATCAAAAGCAGTCCCAGCAACAGCATTGAACAGTGGAACAATGGCTGACAGTTTATTGAAAAGTTTCATCGAAAAGGTTTAACAATGAATAAGCAATCACAAGACAAAGGAGCAAACGATTTCAGGGATTGGGTGGTTGATGCTAAAGCACATCAATTCGCTCAAACAAGCTTAGCGGCTGATGGGATAGGAGTTCCTAACAATCCTGACAATGTGAAGTCCTTCATCGGCATGCCTAATGCCGTTGACGAGAAAAAATCGTTAAAGGAAGGAGTAGAAAATTCCAATCCTTATGGTGATGCCACACGGATGCTTCCTTCTGAAGTTCCCGTATGGACGAAGCCGACTCAGAAAGGAGCTTATTTCGACGCACCTCCTGTTCCTGTAGAACCTACACTTGCTATTTCTAAATTTGGAGGAAACAGTAAAGGTAAAACAAAAGCTAAAGGGATGAGTACAGGGGTTGGACTTATGGGTTCCGGTCCCCAAAGGAACGTCACTGCTCCAGCTGGCCCTGGAATGTAATTAAACTTGGAATAAAGATCAACACAAATGGCAACTAGTAGCACCAACAAAATGCCCCTCTTGGTCGACAGACCAATGCATTCGTTTGCAACGGTAGGGGGAGCGACCTGTTTAACATCAGCGACCAATTTAAATACTCCTTCAGGAGGAGGATGCATCTTATTGGTTGATTGTTCAGCTAATGACGGAGGAGTAATAGATAGCTTATCTATCGTTGCAAACGAAGCCAGTACAACTGCTTCTAATGTTGTTGTTTTCCTAAGTACGGCTACGACTACTTCTACTATCTCAGCAGCAAATACTGTTGCAGTAGCTATAGGAGCAATTGCGTCGACAAACATGGGTGACAGAACAAACATTGCCTTGCCACCTTTAAGTGTCCCTGTCCCCAATCTTGGAGGAACTACAGGTGCTAGCGAAACTGATAAAAAGAATACAGGTCTTTATGTTCCCTCAGGAGCATTAGTGTATGTAGGGGTTGACGTAGTTCTAACTGCTCCTAGTGCAACAACCGTAGTTCATGTTTTAGCTCAAGGAGGATTCTTCTAAATGGCTTCTGCGTCCAATACATCAGCTTATGTTGATGCGTTATATAAATCCAAATTTGGTAGAGAACCTGACGCTGCAGGTAAAGCGTATTGGACTGCTCAGTTAAATAGTGGCGCTATTTCAAGGGAGAATGTAGAGAAATCATTTGATGCGTCTGAAGAGGCACAAAATAGAGCAACTAGCAATGTAGCGGCAGGAGTAGCAGCACCAGCTACTGTTCCTCAAGCAGCAGACTTCACAAGTAATGATAATGATTCATCGAATGACACTGTTGAGCAACAGATTAATCAGATTTATAACGACAAATTAGAAAGAGATGCAGATGATTCTGGTATGGGTTATTGGGTTGCAGAATATAACGCGGCTACAGATAAATCTGCTGCATTGGAAAATATTAGCAAGTCCATAGAAGCCAGCACAGAAGCTGCTAATCTAGACGACAACAAACAGTTTTTAGAAGATATTTATAGAAATGAATTAGATAGAACCGATGATGATGGTGACGGAACAGTATTGGATGAGGCCGGTAAAAAACATTGGCTAAAAGATTTAGCAACAGGACAAACTAAAGAGCAAGTCGCTTCCAATATTCGACAATCCAACGAATTTGATACGCAAGCAGAAGCCTTCCTAGATACTCAGTATGACACCCTTCTAGACAGGGATCTAGGAGATGAAGGTCGAGACTATTGGAAAGAACAACTTAAGAGTGGGCAATCTCGTCAAGATGTTATTGACAACATTAAAAGAGGTGATGAATACTTTTTAAATGAAACTTATAAAGAATTATTAGGTCGTCCTCTTGGAGATGAAGGTAGAACTTACTGGAGAAATGATTTAAATAATGGTCAATCTCGTGAGGATGTTATTAACAATATTAAATTATCTCCAGAATACGCTTGCCATCAGCAAGGTAAAACATATGATCATTCAACAGACACATGTGGCACAACTCAAATAACCTGTGGTACTGGAGAGGTCTTGATTAATGGTCAATGCGTAGCTAAACCTACTTGCTCTGCAGATCAAACATACGATTCAGCATCTAATACTTGTGTTGACAATACAACTACTTGTACCGCACCACAAGTTCCCGATGGTTCTGGAGGTTGCAAGGATCCAGATCCCACCTGTAGCGCTGGCCAAAGCTTAGTCAACGGAACATGTGTAGACGATCCTCCAGACGATACATGTCCTGCAGGTCAAAAGAAGGATGCTAGTGGTAATTGTGTCAATGACGATCCTAGTAACCCCAATAATTTAGTTTGTACTGGAGGCAAAGTTCCTGATGCTTCAGGTACTCGTTGTGTCTATGACACTTCCCTAGCAGATGATGACACAGAGATCGGCACTTACATGGGCGATCCTTTAGATGCTGATCAAAATAATTCAGATACAGGAGAAGCCACAGGAGAGTATATGGGAGGAGGATTAGGAGGAGGTTACGCTCGGACTGGTTTTGCTAAAGGAAACTTATACGCAGAGACAGCAGCAGATAAAGCCGCTATCAATAGTGCTGAAGCGGATGATAAGAACAGGGCAAATGATAAAGATTACTTAGGCCTACGTAGAATTATTGATAATTACAGGGAAAGCCAAAGATCAGCAGAAGCAGGCAAATTAAGAAGAGGTTCTACTGTAGGAGGCAATCAGGCTAGCTCTGGTTACGGTAATTTGAAGAGTGGTCAAGGAACTTTCGGCTCTGATGTGAATACCCCAGGTCAAATCACTAGTGGACCAAAAGTTAAAGATGATCGTCCTTACGCAAAGAAAGGTATGAGAGTAGGAGCAGGTAAAGATGCAACCTATTTTGCAGCAGGTAGTTATTTCTAAGGATGGGAAAAAGCTGCTGTGGGCTAGGGTCTCTTGACAAGGGCTTCGGTCTTCAGCCGATTACTAGAGGTTTAAAACCAAGAGCCAAAGGTTTATACCCACGCAAAGAATCAGGAGCAGGACAATACGGAACAATTACGTTTCCTACTGTTTTAGAAAATTACAATAGAACCACTGATTACAAAAGATGGCAGCTAGGCCAAGCTTATTATTATGGCTTAGGTCGTTCATGGGACGATAAATATTTATATAGCAATACTCGATTTTCTACTGGAGCCGTCAGCGGGATATCTAAGGATATTGTCGTCATGTTCCCTAGCAAAAGCAGTCCAGAGCGAACATGGTATGCCGGACTTAGAACAAGGGGTAGTATCATTTTGCCTTTACCTCTTAGCTCTTCTGCAATCACAACGAATACTAGTAGTCCTAACCCGGAAGATCATACATTAACTTACGATGTTACAGGCGTCCTAACACCGGCTCAGGTAGGTATCTTCAATGTATTTATTGGAGATCAATTCGAAGATACCGCAAGTGGTCCTGATTATCCTGATCATGTGATAGAAGAACCGGAGGGAAGCGTTGCGTTAACTTTAATCTCTGCCAATGTTGGAGCAATGACATTGGTATTCGACCTATCTAAAGCTTATGGAAGAGTTAGGAAAAATAATACTATTTATTGGAAAGAATTAAAGTACGATCCCAACAACCCGAATGTATGGGATACAAGTAGTGGCAAACACTTGTGTTCTTCTCACAAAATGTTTTGCTGTTGTCCTGATCATTTAGGAGGAGCCTTAGCAAACTTAGAGTTCCCGAAAGATTCTGCGGGGATGGATGCTTTCCCTCTTCCTAACGCCAGCAGAAGTGTTATAGCAGAATGGGAAAAACAAGGAACAGGATATTACCGTCAGTGGAGGACGTTACCTCAAAGAATTGATCAGAGAAGAGAATGCAAACACATGCATGCATTGAGATGGGTAGCAGGGATACCATGGTACGAACCTAGTGATTACCCAGTTAATGAGGATGATTTAAGATCTTTCGGTGTGCATATAGAACGTGATTTTGGTAGTCAAGTTTACAGCGATTACAATGCTCGTCATCGAATCAATTACGACCGCTACCTATTATCGTTAGCGGAAGTTGTTGGCATTGAAATATTTCCTGGAGGTAATCCACGAGATAATATCAGATCCAACCTTCCTATTCTTTGGAATGATCCAATTGAACCAGAAATTAGTTGGTGCAGACAAAATGATTGGTGGTTAAAAAGAGGATCTCAGCAACTGCAAATCTTTAACAGTAGTACCGGTCAATTTGAAACTACAGTAAATCAAGATGGCTTCGACTATCCGATGGTGGAATCTGTCGCTGCTGATGCCCCCGATGCCCCTGTCATTGTTAAGTAGAATTAAACTATGGCTCAATACCCTGAAAATACTGGCGGAATTATTGCCGCAATCAATGCTTGCATTACAGCAGCCGGAGGAACTGTGACAAGTTACAACCATAACACTGGAGGAATCATCCAAGCATTACTTGCATTGCAAACAGCAATAGCAGGCATGGGAGGTGGCTCTGCAGTTGAAATAGAATTAACAGCGGGTGAAGCACTGAGCAAAGGTGACGCCGTATTCATAGACCCAAACGGCAAATTAATCAAAGCTATACATACCTCCACTAGGGATGTAGCAACTGTCGCAGGATTAATCAAGGAAGATGTAGCCATTGATCAATTAGCAAAGTTAGTTTTTGCTGGAAAGATAGATCTTGCTAGTACAGGATCTACTTTCACCCCCGGGGATAGATACTTCCTCAGTGGGCTAGGAACTATAAGTAATACTCCTCCATCCGCAGCCAGTGAATATGTTGTATTAGTCGGAGAAGCGTTAGATACGACTACTCTGGCTTTAAATATTGATGTCCCAGTCCTTCTAAGTTAATGGCAGATCGTAAACCCATTGTCTACATCTCTGGGTATCCCCAAGAGCTTGCAGATTCCGACCGTATTAGCGGTGTACCGTATTCAAGGCAGACAGTCTCAGCCACTGCTCCTTCCAACCCTGCTACTGGGGATATTTGGTTAGACACTAATGGAAATATCCTAAAAGTTTATACAGGCTCAGCATGGACAGAGCCTACAGAAGACCTTTCCGCAGCTGTCGTTGCTGCATCGGCTCCTAGCAACCCTACTAATGGATTGCTTTGGTTTGACACAACAACTAATCAGTTAAAAGTATACATAACTTCCACTAGTCAATGGGAATTAGCAGAGTCTCAGACTTATGTCTCAGGGACAACCCCTAGTAGTCCTTTAGCGGGAGAGTTTTGGTGGGATACGACTAATGAAAGACTAAAAATATACACTGGCAGCGCATGGGATGAGGTAGGACATAAGACCTTTAGCTCAGGAACTGCCCCGACTTCAGGAATGGTAGAAGGTGATTGGTGGTATAACTCCGTCAGCGGGGCCTTTAGTATGTATATAGCAGGCTCTCTTAACACTTGGCTGATTGTTAGCGCAGGAGGTGGAAGTGGAGGGGGAGGCTCAATTTCGGATATTTTGGCATTTAGTTAATGGCGTCATTTGTTCAAGCTGCGAACGGCTCAGTAGGAAGCAATCCAGCTAGCCCTTCACCAGTTTCTGTTTATACAGTCCCTGCTACTAAGCAAAGTGTAATAACAGGGATCGCGGCAACCAATAAGACAGGCTTCAATCTTCCTGTTCAAATATGGGTAGACAAAGGAGGAGCAGACTTATGGATTGCTAAAGATGTTCATCTACAGCCAGGAGCAGTTACGAACATCGAAGGAGCAGACAAGATGGTGTTAGCAGCTGGCGATATCGTCAAAGCTGATGCACGTAGAATAACTGCAGATGGAGATGCCTTTTCTATTGTTGTATCTGTTTATGAGGATGTTTAATGTCAGCTAACCCGATCAAGTTAGTCAAGGAGATTGAAACTCCTGCGACTAAAGAATTCCAAGAACCTACAGGAAAAGTAGCCTATGGGTTTAAATACAACAGACTCACGGGAGCTTTAGATGTCATAAGACATGACGATGGTAGCTTCGTCAAAATGACTGATAGTATTAATAATATAATGAATGATGAAGACTATACAGAAATTGTATGGTCAGACAAATTACTCAATTTTGAGTGGTCTTTCTCTAACAATTATCCAGGACATCTACAGGTAGAAATCGTATGAGCACTGTTATTGATCTCGGTAAACTACGATTTTTATTTCGTGGTGACTATGCCAACTCCACATCTTACGAGTTAAATGATGTTGTCACCTATGGTGGTAACTCATATACATACATCAACCAAATAGCAGGGGCTGGAACCAACCCAGACAGCACATCTCATTGGTCTCTAATGTCAAGAGGATTGACACTGAGAGGCGAATGGGATTCTGCTACTCAGTATGTAGCTGGCGATATTGTCAACGTTAGTGGTGTCCTCTATAAATGTACTGCGACAACCACTAACAACGAGCCGCCTAATGCTAGCTATTGGGAAGATTTCGTAGAAGGTTTTAAATACACAGGAAACTGGAGTTCTGCTACTTCGTACAAACGCAACGATATAGTCATTCAAAACGGCGTTAACTATATATGTATCCTTGCTCATACGAACCAAGATCCTCCTAATGGAACTTACTGGAACGTATTTGCAGAAGGTTTTAATGATACAGGAAACTGGAATTCAGCAACTGCTTATCACGTTAATGACTTAGCAACACTGAATGGAATTATTTATAAGTGTAAAGCGGATCATACAAATCAAGAACCTCCTAATGCAACTTATTGGGACTTGTTTAGTTCAGGTTTTAACTGGACAGGTGCATATGATGCGGCAACACCATACAAAATAAATGACATCGTAACCTTAAATGGTATTCAATACAGATGTAAGCAAGCAAGTACAGGAAACGAACCTCCTAATAGTACCTATTTTGATATTTTTGTAGAAGGATTCAAGCCTACAGGAGCATGGGATACTGCTGTTAATTATAAGATTAACGATCTAGTTTTCGTTAATGGCATTCAATACAAGGCTAAAACCAACCATCAAGGAGTAGAACCACCTGATTCTACGAACTGGGAATTATTCACTGAATCATTCGCATGGAAAGGTGACTGGGATGTTGGAATTGCTTACAAGAAAAACGATCTGGTAAAATTAAACGCAGATGTTTATTTATGCAAAGTAGCTCATACAGGTTCAGAGCCTCCTAATGCTACTAACTGGACATTATTTTCAGCAGCTTTATACGACAGGGGTAACTGGGCTAATGGAACCGATTACAAGAAGAATGATACTATTCAACATTTAGGGCAAACCTATAGATGTTTTGCAAGCCATACTTCGACCAGTAGCTTCTTAACTGATTACACAGGAAGTAATTATTGGGTCAGGATTTCCTCTGGACAGTTCTATAGAGGTGGTTATTCAGATGCGACGGCTTACTTTAAAAACGATTTAGTCACATCAGGTACAGCACCAAACTTGAATTTGTACATGAATATCAATGATCATACATCTAATGGTGCAGCGATTACAGATGCATCAGAGGTTGCTAATTGGGCTGTCTTGATATCTGGTCAGTGGACAACAACAAGTACGATTGTTCAACAATCATTCTTCTACGGTGTGATGAACTGATGCCTTTATTCAAAAAAGGTAAGGTCAGACAAGAAAAGAAATTAGAACTCGCGAATCAATTAGATCAACGCAATAAAACGTCTACAAAGCGTCGCTTAAGAGCACGAGCTAAACTACGAATACGTGTAGAAAGAAATGGTGACTTCGGTATTGGACCGTAAGCATCTACATCTCCTCTATACTTGGTAAGACAGGGTATTAACCCAGCCGTTATTTTGAGCGTAAAGCATGGCATCTGGTATTAAGGGGCAAAATAAACCTACTGCAGGAACCCCCGACTACTCAACTACTCCCTTATTTACAGCGTCTGCAACGACAACTGTAATTCTTTCTGCTTGTAATCAGGCATCATCTCCTGACACAATCAAGATTTGCATAGCTCCAGGTAGTGATACTGCTACTTCAGGTACTATTAATGCAGGGTATTATCTTGAGTTTGATTATTCCTTAGACGGGAATACTGCAATAGAAAGAACAGGCATCACGATGGAAGCGAGTAGTCGTATGTGGGTCGGAAGTGGCGGAGGTAACGTTTCCTTTGTCGCCTACGGACTAGAGTCTTAAATAGCTAGATAACTACTCATGGGACGTAAACTTTCTTTCTCAGGGGCAGTTGGATCTTCTAAAAGAGACTGGGAATCCAAAACTGCCAACTATACCGCCTCTTCAGGCGATGCACTACTTCTAGACAGTTCTGGTGGAGCTTTCACCGTAACTCTTCCTGCCAGCCCAGCAGAGGATGACTTCGTGGACTTCGCTGATGGAGCAGGTAGTTTAGGAACTAACAATGTCACAATTGCTCGTAACGGCAGCAATATCTGTGGTACAGCAGATGATTTAGAAGCAGATGTCAAGAATGTGGGCTGGACGCTCGTATACAAAGATTCAACTCAAGGCTGGAGGATTGCCTAATGTCTGTTTTATTATCTACTCTGATCGGTAGTAGTGGGTCTACTTCTGACCCTAGAGAATTTAAGAATTGGCAAGATTGGTACGGAGAAAGATACGGAGGTCAAAACAATAGCTACCCCGATCAAAACACTCCGTCTACGACCAGAGACCCTGGTAATGCTGACGGAGGAACTGGTACTGGAGCTCAGCAACGAAGAGCCCCCGGAGGAAATACCAATGCGGGAACGTCCTTTAATTGGACAGTTCCAACTGGCGTAACCAAGGTAAGAATTACAGCTGTCGGTGGTGGTGGTGGTGGTGGCCATTACGGAAACAGCTACTACGCAGATGCTGGTGGAGGTGGAGGTGGTTTCGCTTCTGGTGAATATACCGTATCTGCAGGAGCAACCCTAACTTGCACTGTCGGTAGTGGTGGTTTTGGAGCATACGGTGGTAGTAATAATTGGGGAGGCGCTGGCGGCCCTACAACCGTTACAGGAACGGGCATCAATATCGAAGCAACTGCAGGATCAGGAGGATATTACACAACCAACTCCGGTTCCGGTGGTAGCGGAACCGCGAGTGGCTCTGCTTTAGTCTCAGGAACCAACCTAACAGCCTCTGGAGGTAGAGGCGGATACGGTTCTCCTAACGGTTTCGGATGGGGACCAGAAGGATACCCAACAGGAGGCGGTGGAGCCGCAGGTAGTTGGCTAGGAACAGGTGGAAGAGGAGGAGACGGAGCAGGAGGAGGATATCCTCACGGAGGAGGCGGAGGAGGAGGAATTGGAGGTCGAGGTGGCGATGCCAGTAACTTCAATTCCCCTTCAGACTCCAATTACTGGGCAGCAGGTGGTGGCGGATCCGCAGGCACAGGTCGCAACTATATTCAAGATGGTCCTTGGAGTAGCCACCAATCCTATGGAGGTTCAGGTATAGCAGGATCCACAAATACTGTCGCAGGCTATTCCATGGAATGCCCTAACAGCAGTGATGATTCTGCTGGTAAAGGTGGTAACAGTATGTACACTGGTTATACATCTGATAATTGGAAGAAAGCGTCTAACGGTGCTCGTTATGGTGATGGAGTTGGCTCCAACCAAAGCACCTTCGGAGGCGGCGGCGGAGGAGGCGGCGGCACTTATACCGTTTCAATCGGTGGTGGTGGCGGCGGCGGCGTTACCTACGGTGCGAAGTCATTTAACGGTATTCTCGGTAGATGTGTAGGAGGAGGAGGCGCAGGAGCTCCTAAGAACGACAATAACTTTGGTGAGACAGGGCATGCAGGAGGAGAAGGTGGATCCGGTGGTGGTGGTGGTGGTGGTTGCACCCAAACCAGCAGTGGAAATGGCCACTACAACTGGCAGTCTTGGGCAGACTTCAGTCCTGTTGACTTAGCCTTATATATTCCATCTGGTACTGCATCGTCTCAAAACTACTGGCAGTCAGGTCAAGGTGGACATGGAGGAGCCCTTGGCGGTGGTGGCGGTGGTGGATACCACGCTGCTGGAGGTGCTGGTGGAATCGGCGGTGGCGGCGGTGGCGGCCATGGTTGGATCTATAGCGCCCCAGGTGGTAGTGGTCCTGGCGGCCCCGGTTATCTTCTTATCGAATGGTGATTTATTATGGCTAAATTTGCTTTAATTTACGACACAATAGTAGCGGACGTTTTTGATACCGACCCAGGTCTCACTGGGTCAACAGTCGTCGAATGTCCCGATACAGTAAAACCTAATTGGGTTTACGACGGATCGAGTTTTTCGGAAAACCCCGCTTCAAATCCTCCAAAGCCTGCAATACCATTAAATGCAACTCAGGCTGATAGAGATGCAGCGATTGCAGCACTTCCTGAAGGCGCTTTCGTTGATATAACATCTACTGAAGCAGTGGCTTGGAAGCAATCTAAACAAGACGCTTCTGATGCCTTAGCTCCAAATCCTGGCTAAGTAGACGCTTTCTGAATCTTCTATACAATGCTGTTAGGTATGTATAGAAGATGTCTCAGGAGCAATACGAAAAGGCTATCAAGTCTACTAGAAGGTTTGATGAGATACAAGTTACTCCATTAAGGCGTCAGATTTTCTCGACGCCTATTTTTTGTGCCAAGGACTTAAGAGAAGAAGGTGATGAAATAAGAAAAAAGGGTATTGATTTAGCGTATAAAACTATTGAAGGACAAACAGAAAGTGGATTAGTATCCGAAGGATGGAATGATGCGACTATTACTGGAGACAAGAAGAAACAAAGTACGATGGGTGTTACCAGTTTCTTTGGCCAGAACTTATGCAATGAAAAAGAATGGAAATTTTTTAATGACTATGTTGCTCAATTATCTTACGAAGTATTAGCAGAAACAATAGATCCCTATCTTCTAGAAGGCCTAAGCCTTGCTAATAGTTGGGTGACTATTTACCCTAACGGTGCTTATGTACCAGAGCATATACATTCCATGTTTGAAGTTAGCGGAGTGTATTACTTACAAGCTGATGGAGGTGATATTAGTTTTAAAGATCCTTATTGGGTGGGTAAGACTATGAATATATGGGGGCAAGGGGAAAAGATCTTTCCTCATGGTGCAGTAACAATGGATTATGAATCACAAACTGGAGGAATAATATTATTCCCTTCATGGTTGCCTCATCGTACTAAGCCAAATCCAAGCGATAAAGATCGGATCATTTATAGTTTCAACTTATCTACTAGCAGTGCAATTAGACGATTATGCCAGTTGAAGTTCGAAGATAGTGGGATGAATAGATAACATGTTAGGTGATTTCTTCGTATTACATGACGTCCTTTCTGCTGAAGAGTGTCAGCAATATATTGACTTCTATGATTCACAAGCCAAGACCTCCTTGGTAGAAGGCAAAGGGGAAGTCTCTGATGTACGTCGTTCAGAAAATAGTTTCTTGGAATTGAATCAACTCCAGGCAAATCCCGTTTTATTCAGTATCACTCAAAAAATAACGGCAGTTTTTTCTGACGTTGCTTATAACGTCTTTAGAAGAGAAATTAAGCATATAGAAAATATTCAATATACAAAATATAAAGAGGGCGATTACTACGATTGGCATATTGACAGTGGTCATGATTACGCATCTTTTAGAGATATTTCAGGAACCATAGAATTATCACCACCTGAAGATTTCGAGGGAGGTGAATTATGTTTCTTCCCTACGGAAAACCATTCCACAGCAAAACAAGGGACTTTGATTATCTTCCCTTCGACTATGGCACACAAGGTTAAACCTGTGACATCTGGTACAAGGAGATCTTTGGTCGTTTGGGCTGGCATCGAAGATCCTTCTGTTGCAAAATGGGATACTAGAAATAAAAATGATGTTCAAAGATTGTTGTGGGGTGTAGATAAATGACGAGATATACAGAGGAGCACCGAGAAGTACATCAACTATTCGTTAGCCATTTATATACGTGTGACTTAGATGATCCTTTCACTGAGCTTAAGGATCATAAGGAAGACCCAAGTCATGTATACCCAGGAGAGTATTGGGCCGCGCAGCAAAAAAATAGCGAAGCAAAAATAGAGAATTACAATCCTGACTACCGTGTATTAGATAAATTTCCAGAAACCAAAGAAAAAATTTTAACAATCTGCAGGGATTATTTACGAGGATATTTTGGATATACCAAAAATGATTTTCTAATGAGCACGTCATGGATAACTATCACACCTCCGAACGTCATTTCAACGGAACATAATCATCGTGGAGCCTTCTTCAGTGGAGTGTTGTATTTTGACGAGTATGACGAAAAATCAGGAAGGTTAGTATTTGTTGATCCTTTAACCTCATTAAAACCATATAATCTTGAGAGTGTATATGAAATGGATAGAGATAAATGTTGGTCATATGTAATTACACCAGCCCATGGCAGACTCTGCTTATTTCCTAGCTATTTACGACATAAAGTGGAAAAGAATACATCCGATGTCACACGTTATTCTCTTGCTTTTAACATCCTTCCTAAAGGTAGGTGGAACATAAAAGACTCTGATTCTATGATCGACAGCGCATGGTTTGCTGAGTAAAATTATTCCAGTCTGCAAATTAAAATGACCTACCCAAGAGAAGTAAGAGAACAACAGAATCGTGCTGACATGATGGAATGGTTGTACCAAGTGTTCGATAGAGATAACGCACCTCTTGGAAAAAGACATACTTTTATTGGACTAGCTGACGAATATCGTTTATACCTAGGTAAAGAAGAGATGGACAGGATATGTAGCCTATGGCATGACGAGAAGACTAGATCATCTGCTCAAGCGGCTATCAAAGCTAGACCTCCTGTTATCTCCCATGATTCGTCATCCGATTAGCACTAACCAGCAAAAGATAGACTCGATGGTTGCTACTCGTGATTTTCTTTTACGATTAACTAACGTTCAACAGGAACCACGTATTCCTAGAGAAGTTAGAAGAGAAGCACGTACCTTGTTACGACACTATCCTCCTAAAAGGGAATTAAAGCCAATACTAGAAAAAGAATTCAAACTGGCACAAGCCGAGTAAAATATTACATTTTGTATATAAAATTAGAAGTGTTAACCAAAAACAGAATTCCGTGCTAAAGACACTTTATAGCGCAGCTGCATTAACTTTAATTGCTGCTCCTGCAACATTTGCTGGACCTTACATTAATGCAGAGACAAATGCTAATTGGACAGATAAAAAGTATACAAACGCTACAACTGATGTTCACATCGGTTATGCAGGTGCTAACGACACTGGTAAGGTTTCTTACTACGTACAAGGTGGACCAGCTTTCGTGGCTGTTAAAGATGCAGACACTGAAACACGCTTTTCAGGTAAGGCTGGTGGTAGCATTGCTATCGCAGAAGCTACTGATGTTTATGGTGAGTTTTCTTTCCTTACAGGTGAAGAAGAAGAAGATTTCGCTACAGGTGGAAAGCTAGGAATTAAATACAGCTTCTAGTTTTTAAAGATTAAAAGTTAGGCCGTCTGTGTAACAGCAGGCGGCTTTTCTTTTTTCTGATAAAAGAACTCCACAAAAGCCTTGCAATCAGGACAGCCTAGGATTGTGACCGCATTCCATGGTTTGTAATCATCGCCGTATAAGTCTTGATCCAAAGAACAAGTATCTCCTTGGATAAGTTCGGCGGAACAGTTTAAACATTTCATATATATATCCTAGTTAGAATAAGGAATATTGAACATTTGTCAGGACAATGCTCTTTGCGGGACAGAATCCAGGAATAAGAAAGATCATTGGTTGGCAAATGAGCTATCCTCCTAAACCTATATACGAAGGAGATGGCATGCAAGCTTTTGCTAGGCCTGGTCAAAGCCCAGGTGATGACAGGTCGAAAGATCCTTACGACAAGGATTGGCCTGCCCCTGCACCACTTGCACCTAAATTGGCCAACAGCAATGGTATAGCTCCTTATACTGATCCTCTGTCAGGGTGGCATGTGGATGGCGGTACTGATATGCAGCATTTACTAAGAAGTCTTGGTTTGCCAGACAACGAGATAGCTATGGGTAATCCTAGCTTTGACATTGGTGGAGGTCATAGAGGAGCAAGCAGAAATGCCAAAATTTACAATAAGATAAGAGCTAATGATAATGCGAATGAAATAAAGATAATTAAGGATATGCTTGGCGGTCCTTCACTTCCTCCTTTTTAATCATGAATGATCTAGATAAGATTATTGGAAAGCTCAACTCAATGGAGGGGAAGAATAATTTTGAGAAATTAATTCTATTAGCTCAAGCAGGTGACGTAGCTGCTCAAGCTACTTTGAAAAGTGTATGGAGTGGTGTTCAAGCTTCGGATCAATTCGCTCGTAAAGTAGTTAGCGGTGTACAAGGAGCAGATCAAGTGGCTCGCGATGTCGTTCCACCTATCCTTAACAGAACTGGAGAGATTCTTTCTGGAGCAGGAGAAGGAGTACAAAATCTGCTACATCAGGCTGATATTGCTAAGGCTAATTTAGTCAAGAGCATGGCAAATATAGTAACGCAAGATGGGGTGGCAGCCGGAGCCGTTATTTCGGAAGAGGAGTTCGCGGCTCGATTCCCAGAGGAATACAAAGACGGGCAAATAGGTGCGCTGAATAAATTCCTGGACTCTGGTGATGCTTTTGACTTAGCTTTAGCAGAGTTTAGAGCTCAAGGTTTATCAGAAGAAGAATCTAAAGTAGCTGCCGCTGCGAAGATAGCTCAATTACAAGGAAGAGCTCCGAGCAAAACAGATAGTGTTGAAAGAAGGACTCCATTTGGACCTGAAACTCGTGCAAACGTGGAGAAACTTATCCCTGTTGTTCAATCAGGCAGAACTTTAGATGCATTAGTTGGGGATTGGTCTGACAATCTTGCAGCTAAAGGTATTACTAATACAGACGTTACTTCTAAGGAAACATCAAAAGAAACGATTGTTGATAAAATGAAGAAAACCCCAACAAGAAAAAGTCTTGGGGGAATGCGAATGGCTGGTAGATACGGAGCAGGAATACTAGCAGCATTAGCAGGTGGATACGGATTGAGTGAACTTTACAAACCACGTTATGCCTCAACTTCAGACCAAGACAGAGAAACAGCAGCGTAAGTTAATTAAATTAGCAACTAAAGCAGAGCAATGTGTTTCCCGAGAGGAAGCACAAAAAATCATCAAGAAGGCTGCTAAAGCCTATAAAAAACTCTCCCATACTCATGAACGAACTAGCTGATCCGTCAACGATTCAATTAGCTTTTTTATTTCCTTTCATGCCTCTTATTGCTGTCGCGATTGTGACATATGCATTAGGCTATGACCTAAGAAATGATAACGAAGATGATGACGATGATGATGATAGGGGTACATTGGTACCGGCTTATTACCCAGTTTGAAACGTCTACTATTAATGTAGATTAATCAAATGAAATGGCTACTACGGCAGATACGCAAATTCCAACAGAGGAAGAGAAGAAGAAGAGTATCTTTCAGAAGATCAAGGAGAAGATAGACGACAAAGAGGAGCAATTCGAGTACATCTCAGTCGCAGTCAGGCTTTTGGTGGTTTTCTGGTCCGGAGCCCTGGTGACCTTAAATTATTTGCCAAAGATCCCTGGGTTGACGTCAGGGGAAAAGCAGGATATAACTTTTCCGGCTAGTCTCCTGGCTTCGTCGCTCGCAAGTTTTGGCCTGGAGAAGAGTGCTAAAAAGAAAGGTGATGGAACATATGATGTGAATTCAGAAGACAAGCCATTAAGTAAAAAAGAAATGTTGGCTTTAATGTCAAATCAAGGCGGTGGCTTCCAGACAATTCGTGTAGAGACTCCTATTAAGATATTAGGTGCAGACGTTGTTGATTCTTCTAAAAAGGTTAAGTCATGACTTGTGAGAACCATTCGAATGTAGATGCCTCTCAGGAGACCCGCCTGACAGTGCAAGCTCTCAAAATCGAAAGATTGGAAGAGAAGCAAGAGGAGTTACGTGAACGCCTCAAGGTTGTAGAGAAGTGGGTGATCGGGGCTGCAGCAGTATTAGCAGCCGGAGTGACGTTAATAGGGTTTGCTACGAATATATCGAAAGCTTACTTATGAGTAGACGTTATTACGCTGGCATAGGTGCTCGGAAAGACGTACCTGCCGATACTTTACGTATCATGAGCCTGCTAGCTAATAAATTAGAAAGCGAAGGATGGATACTCAGGTCTGGAGGTGCTGAAGGATCAGATTCTGCATTCCTCTCAGGTCTCCGTAATCCTCGGGCTAATGCTGAAATTTATTTACCTAGTCGCAAGTTTAATAATCAGATAGCAGGTAGCCAACCTCATTTCATTAACTACCAAACATTACGCGCTGCCGCAGATGCTCGTCGCATGGTTCCTATATATCATGCATACGCAGCTAGTCTGAAGCCGTTTACTTATGATCTAATGGCACGAAATGCAATGCAAGTCCTAGGCTCTGACTTGCAAACTCCCTCGAGGATGGTTGTTGCCTATACTCCTGATGCTGCAACAGGATGGGATCCTCGATATGATCCAATGGATAGACAAAACAGGAGACAAAACCCTGATAGTGGCGGCACTGGTCAAGCGTTAAGAATAGCTGAAGTGCGTCCAGATATAGAAATAAGAAACCTAGCAGATCCAGCCGTGCTGGAATCTGTTAAACGATACCTCGGTTTAATCTAAATGGATAAAACAACAGATCCACAGCTAATACTATTGATTGGCAGTTTGGTAACTATTCTTTTGGGTGCTATTAGCTACGGAATTTATTTAACTCTTGGAAGTGGATCTAAAGATTTAAGAGATCCTATTGATGAACACGCAAAGATGCACGAGTTGGGTATAGCTCACGGACATCGCAAAAAATAATTACCTACTATAGTAAGAGACGTTTTATTTATTTCCATGAAGCGCGTAGTTTTACCAGCGCTGTTGCTTACATCCCTTGCAGCGCCTGCGATGGCAAATATAACGCATAGTTTGAGTTCTTCGGTTCAATTAACCGTGGATGGAGCCAGTTCAGTTGCGACCAGAGTACCAAGCACTTATAGCGTGTCTGGTACAAATATAAAAGTTGGCACCGGCAATAGCGACGTTTTCGGAGGCTTAACAGCCGGATCAGCTACTGCTGCACCGACGATGAAGGCCGGAACGTATGATTTAAATGTTTCCGGAAATCAATTCAGCTTCTCAGAAAGTTGGCTCCAAGGGGACGCTATACCTGCGATTAATGCTGGTTCAACCGTGTCAACCACGACCGGTCAGGTGCAATCTATTCCGGCGTTTGGCTCGACTACAACATTTGCTGGTGGAACAAAAGGTACATTAGCTGGCGGAGTCTCAAGTTTATCTGGTGGAACAGTCACTTCTCTAACCGCCGGTGGCGCCGGTACTACTGCTATTGGACAATTTATATCTACTCTTGAAGTGAAGTAGATGTCAAATGTCTACTCTTGCATCCGAGAAACTGGCTGTCCTAACTGTTGGCGTCACATCGAAATTAAAGTATGCCGTAATTGTGGCGGTTGCCTTTGTCACACCTGTCGGTGCGGTTCCGGTAGTACCGAATTTCTCGTCCGGCCAGCTGACCCAAACGACAACATCGCGATCTGTGATATCTGAGTCGATAGTCTCTGAAGATTTTGCTACAGGCTGGCAATATACTGTGTCCGGTACAGGGATCAATCTAGATGGTGCATCTATTGAACCAGCTGCCATAATCAATACAAATACAACCGCTGCGTCAGGAATAACGACTAAATGGACAGGTCTCGACGTGAACAACAAGCCAAATTGGACTCTGACAAATCCAGGGGGATCATTCCAATTTCAATCCAGTTACTCCGGACCCGGACTCCAGAATCGCACGACCATAACGAGGACCATAGAAACGGACACAACGATAGAATCGGTTTCCGTATTTTCTCAGTGATACCAAGGGTTCTTAGCGTTTTAATGCTATTCCCTTTTTGTCCTATCGTCAAGGCAAGTGACGTAGGAGGAATATCTGCTACCTCTAATCCGGTCGCCAATTCTTCCGGTCAAGCAAATGTCAATGCATATCAAGTGTTGACAGGAAATTTTATGCAGTCAGGTTTTACTAATGGTGTCGTTTGTCAATCAGAAACATTAACTATATCTCCTTATATAGGTCGTTCAGCCAATATTAAAACACCTTTCTTTGAAACCTACGAAGATCCGGTATACGACGTTCGAGATATTGATGGGGATGGAGCCCCAGACAATCCTGGAGATATTTTGTGGTATAAAACAGTTCAGACCTTGCAGAAGGATAACTACTCCTTGAATATGGGAGTAACGGCTCAATGGAGTCGACCATTGGACAAGGAGATGATGTCTCTTTGCAAGGATGCTGCTGCGACTGAAATCGCCTTAAGAAAAGCGACATTAAATTTACGGGTTTTAGACTACGAAATTTCACGACTTAAACATTGCGGAAATCTAGCCAAGGAGGGCATAGTATGGGATCCGACCAGCAAATACAAGGTCATCTGTGAGGATGTTCTTTTAACGAATCCTCCCGGCGTGTTATTAAATCACAGTCATTCAATCGATCCTATTACTTTCGATTCTTCCGCTGCTCAGTCATCCTCTCTCGAACAGACAGGATCTTCTCAGGTTTCTTCAGAATCTTCTTTAGAACAGTCTTCGTCACTTTCTTCGCAAGAGGCTTCACAATCTTCATTAAGTACTGTTGAAGAGGTTGGCCCACTAGGGCCACCCCTAGAGTTGCGCCTACAGCTATCGAAGTAGTATTTAAAATTGTCTGAGGAGGAGGCGTGTAGTTGTTAATAACGTTGAGTAAGGCAATATCTTCATACAAGGTGATACATTCGCCTTCAGAGTTCTTTTCGTAGCCTTTTACAATCTTCGTACCATACTTACCGTATGCTCCCGGCGGGGGGCTTCCTGGTCGAGGACAGGGAAGATCAATGTTAATAGGTTTAATAGCGTTAACATCGAGGTCAGGAATATCAAAGTTTTGATTCGCTCCCTCTGTAGTCGATTCATTCTTTTTCTCCGATGTATTTCCTCCGAGACCACTCACTGCTCCGATATTCGGCGTGTTGTCCATAGGAATGACAACTAGCTCTTTGCTTGGATCAAATTCTGGGGGATTAAAAGAAGGCATCCCTGGCCCTGTACATAGGGTTAATGTTCCTTGGGGATCGTCTTCGATTAATTTATTATTGCCCTGCGTCTCACGAGCCTCAACACAGCCAGGCATCTCTACGGTTGGAAAGCCTATTTGCAGAGTGACAGGCGGGGCTTGAGGAATACTTAAAGGTAAATCAATTGCCCATGTCGGTATGTCTGGGACGTATATCTCCCTGACTCCTATCCGAGGGATGGAACCCACTAATCTTACTTATTAATTGGCAGAACTCCCCCAGTGGAACTAGGAATAGATAAAAAACTGCTAGAGCCACCAGAAGGACTGCCACCGATACCAGGTAATGCACCCTTGATTTGAGATTCGACCAAAGGTCCGACTTGTTCAATTAATGCCTTTTTAATTTTTTCTTGAGTCGTTGGTGATTTCAGGTAAAAATAACCTGCAATCGTTCCACCAACAAGGCTCCCAGATAGTACCAAGCTTGCAGCAGCGAGAATAGTTGGTAGGTTTTTCATGGTTTTTTAGGGGCCACTTCTAATTTTAGTGAGTTTGAAGTAGTGAAAGCAAAAATATTTGATAGTTTGATTTTACAGTTAATGTAACTGAAATCATTATTTGACGCCAGAACACTGGGGCTCTTACGTTTTCGGTCTTGTAGACCTATCACCTCGAGCCGCGCGGAAACGTTTCCGTCAGTCGATTAAAGACGAATGGGGATGTTGTGCTTACTGTGGTGAACATCATGTTCATCTCACAATTGATCATGTGAAGCCAAGAACGCAAGGCGGCAGTAGTATGCGATCAAACCTTGTACCTGCTTGTGTTAGATGTAATTCGAACAAAGGATCATCTAATTGGCGTGAATGGTATAAGAACCAAGATTTCTTTTGCGCTAAGAAAGCGACCAGGATTGAAATCTGGATCAGACCTCAAATACCTGAGGAATGGGATTTATGGAGCAAAATCGGAGGAACTTTAAATGACCAAAAGTCGAGGATTGACAGCAGAACAACAATTTATGCTTCATCGAATTGCTTTAGAGATTCAGAGTCTAAGTCGCGACGAGTTGCATCAGGCATTACTCGATTGCTGGGAGGCTCGATTTCGGCAGAAGCAGTCCTTCATTGCTAGCGCTAAAGAAGCAGGCTTTTCATTTCAATTCAACGAGGGAATTGCGGTTATGCCTGCAACTGCTGTAGAAGAATTCGAAGATTTTCATGGACATGCTCCTACATGGGAAGATGCAGAGGATTATTTAGAACAGATACAGGAAAATGTACATATGGAATTAGACATGGATGCCATTGTCCTTGAACCTGAGGAATAATGTGTATACACTATGACTGATTCAAGTCTTACTCAATGGAAGCATTAATAGCAGTCTCAGGAGCATTAGTTGGTATTACATTATCTCAGATCGTTGGTTTTCAGGTTAAAAAAGGAAAACCCTCTGGTGATGATGTATCGGCTCAAATAGACAACAGAGTTGCTGCGATAGAACGAGTAATACCTACTTTAATTCCGCGAGATGAAGTTTCTCAAGCAATTAGCAAGGTTCCTCCATTAGTTATGCAAGCAGTACAAGAGGAAATGAATGCTATTGGATTAAAGGCTTCTAGACCTTCTCCTATGCCTTCTTCCTCTCCTATAGTGTCGGCTCCTCCTCAAGCTCCAAATGCAGGTCCTGATCCTGCAACGATGGCTGCAGCTAAGGCAAATGAAGAGAAGATGAAAGAATTAAATGAATTGCTAAAGAAATTTAATATTTAAAGGCAATGGATGGATATGAAACTTATTGGTTAGAACAGGAAGACGCTGACAAAATCGAAGCGTTTGTTTTTAATGACGAAATTTATTGGACATACCAACCAGATGTAACCTTTCCTGTTGGTTATAAAAAAGATCAAATAAGTACAAGGATACCAGGTTTTAATGCTTGTATTATTAAAGATGGCATGCCAACCAAGATAATTAGCAATTTAGCTGGTCTTTTAGATAGGATGAATTTTAATGCAATTACAAAGCATTTAGATCAATATAGAGACCAGAGTTTTAATATAAGAAGATTACAATTTTGGATGTATCCCAATAGACAAGGAGCAGGTAAAATTCCTCATCGTCCTCATATAGATTTCGGGGAATACAACAAAACAGGATTATATTTTGTTAATGATTGCGAGGCTGATACTGTTTTCTTTAAGATCAAAGATCAATGCAAAGAAGAGTTTAAAAAAGAAATTGAAGATGGATATCAGTTGTATTTATTATTCCAGACTAATAAGTTAACGATGGATCATTTAGAGGAAATTCATCGCGAGAAGTCTGAGAAAGGTAAATTAGTATTATTTGATGGTTATACAATCCACGCAAGCTCATCTGCAGAGGATGAGATTCGTGTCACTTTAAATTTTAATTTACAACCAGTCACATGAAATTACGTTTAAGAAAAAAAGCACCTCAAATATGGGGTAATCTTGTTCAGAAACATATTGAAGATGTTCCTAAAAATTTAGATATTATCAAACAAGAACTTCGAGAAATTCAAACAGGGAACCCTTTTCTGAAATCTAGTCATAGTACTGTTTTATATGATTTATATAGAGAGTTAGATTTTATATTAAGACCGTTAATTGGTTTTAAGTATATTTATCGTACAACAATGCTAACCACTAAAGATGATCAAGGGGAAACAATCTTAGATCCTGATACACAAGAACCTGTGCTTACCCGACAGCCTAATCCTGATTTAGATAATCAAAAGAACAAAAGTCGATATTGGATTAAGTATTGGTTAAATATATGTAATACAGAAACAAATTTACATAGACATAAAGGTAGTTACGCTGGATCTTTATGGGTCGAGCCAGGACAATCTGTTACTGTATTCCCTGACTTAAATGAAGAAATAGAGAATAAGACAGGATTACTGTTAGTAACCGATGCACAGAATGTTCATTACCTAAAGAAACATCAATACGAGAAAAATGAAATGGCCGACGAATCAATTAGTATCGGTTTCGAAGTATATAATATGGAATATTTTGAACGTGAAAATATAGATATTTCTGATTACAAAGATTTTGATTTAATGCCTTTGATATAATTTTTCATTCATTCCTTTCAACCAATACTTAAAGCTAGATATAGACCAAGGACCATACTTATAAGTGCTAGGATAAGCAGCCTCTGCAATCTTGATAGTTTCTAAAGTTTGATTCTTTGCGAAGTGCAACGCATCTGTAAACTCTGGATCAGCCAAAGTTAATCCTTCTGCGTATTTCCAAAACGGAGTGTCGTATTGGGATCCAAATTTATAGTGCCATAAAATAAAATTCTGTACCTGTTGAATATGTCTTTTAATATCAATCACTGCATGGTGAGGAGCCCATCCTTTATTACCAACAAACTGATACGATAGTTTTGCCCAAGTTTGGTATGTAGATATAGAAGTCGACTCCATAGGTTCCAAGAAAAACAACCTATTACCATTCAAAATAATACGGTTATCTATAACAGGATTCTTGGCTACGTAACTATTAAACGTCAAATTGTCAGTTACTGTGACGTCAAAATTTTTGGTGAAATTCTTTTCAGCATCTTCCCGCGAGGTTATATCTTTGTTATATAAATAGCCAACAGATCTGCTGTACGAGGGAGAAGTTTTATCGGTAGGAATAACAAAAGTCCACCCATCTTCTGTTGCAATATGTTTTGTAAAAGGATCTGTATTAGGTTCGTTTGGCTTCCCTAAGACAACAGCATTAATAGGATTGACTAACTGATCATAGTCTTCAAAGTCAGATGGTTTTCCTCTACAGTCAACAATATAATCTGAATCAATATTGGATATATCATCTACTTTTTGTCTTTTAACTTCGAAGGCGTTAGAGTTCAGGACAAATGACTGCATCTCCCACGGGCAAAAATGCACAGCAATATGATTACCAGGAAAAGGATGAAAGACGTCCTTATTAGTTTTACCCCAATTTTGATACAAGATACCTAACTTTGGGGTGGCATTAATTTTATTGGAATAATAATTAAATTCTTTTTCTAAAGCGCTCCAAAGTAACTGAGGCTGGGGAGGAAAAGTAGCTTGACCTACTTTTTCAGAGGCACTATCTGGATCGTATATTAATTCAATCTCATCTACACCCCTACCTAGTGTTACCCATTTGTCAATCTTGGCTAGCCATGAGTATTCAAGGGCAGTAAAACATCCTGCATTACCTGCACCTACGATTGTAACTTTAGTCATCGACGTACCTTCTTGAGTTGGATGTATAAATTGATATAAGCAGCAATCACTAATAAGACTAATAGAAACGTATTAACTGTCACCTGCCATCTCCCTTTGTGAAGACTTCTTCATCGGGACCAGTAAACCTGTCGTCGGTTCCCCATCCATTTCTTTGGTATTCCATGAGGAAGAGGAGGCAGCATCCGGCATGGGCGAGGTGGGAGTAGCCTGTTTCGGGGTCATTATTCTCTCCTCTCCACCAGGCAAAGAGATGTCTGCAGAGTGCGGCAAAGTAACGCCCCCACTCAGTTCCCCTACACCAATTATTAGAGCTATACTTTCGAGCGCCGTAACCGAGAACGTCAGCGATGTCTCCAACAGCTTGCCAAGGGATGAGATCAAAGCGAGTCTTTTCCATATATAAATCCATTGTGCCTAGGATAGTAAATGAAGCAAGCTTTTACATCTAGTGTTAAAAGGAGATCCAGCAGCTGCGTACAGAAATAAACTTTCACCTTTGGTTCAGAAATTCTTAGCGAAAGCTAGAAAAATGAATCACGATAGTCAATCATATGGTGGAAGTACGGGAGGAAGAAAGAGCCTCACAGGAAGTACTGGTATCAATGTTATGAATCAACGAGCTTCTGAGCAAGGAGCTAGGCGTCAAATATTTGACCAAGAGGTTAAACCATTTAGCGCAGGCAGGGAAATATGGGAAGGAAAGAAAAAAATATATGAAGATCTAGGAACCTAGTTAGCACATCGAACTTCTACTAATCTTTTGGTTAATGGTTTGACAATGAGCTTATTGCCTCTTCGAACCGAGTTGTAGTGCTGTACGTCTTGAGCAGAAAAATTATCAATCATAAATCGACAAGATTTTCCATGGCTCCATAGAGGATCAATATCTTCGGGGTCCCACCATAAAACAAATTCAAAAGGAGGGTCAATCGTTTGCTTGTAATTTGGCAATGATTGATGAAGCTTGTGAATACGACCTGCTAATTCGACAATATTATTGTAAATTTCTTGAGTGAGTTTCGATCTAGAATCTTTATCGAAAGGCAGTGCATCTTGCCATGTGATCCAAGAATCATAGACAATGGATCTAATCGTTAAATATTTATTACCATCAGGAGCTATAAAAGAATCAGGAGGATTATCCAGGATCTGATTATCTATTTGACTCATGAATGATAGTTATATGATTTCTTGTTAGCGACTTTGTAGGATTTTTCCCAGTCACTATCACCACTGTATTCGTTAAATACAATACGTCCAACAGGATTAAAGACATTATTGAATCTAGAAACGGCTGAATGGAATAATGCAGGAGGGGAAGGAGGAGGTAAGAAAACAATTGCAGACCAATCGGCAGGTGCAACGGTTCTGTAAACATCTAATTCATCGTCGTACCAACAAGGCCTTAAGCGCTTGAAAGGTATGCAGACAGGAAAATCCCAAATCCAAGGAGACCTAATCAATGATTCATTGTGGGCGAGCCAAAGAATAGCTTGATTGATATTGCCTTTTCTATATTCTTTAAGTGTTTTATTTAACAATCGACGTGTCAATACTGCGCCAGCTGGTGCTCCTATGAAAGCACGTTTCTGCAAAGGAGCATCCCATTCTTTACTGACAATATCTTCTAGCGTATACAAGTCTCTATCATAAAATCGAGCAGCTTCGACTAAGGTATTAATTTGGTTGGTGGAATAAGGATCAAAGTCAATAGCCCCCATCACTGATTTCGCCCCAAGAGTGACGTCCTTTGGTGGGGCTAGATCACATTTTGCTACTGACATTAAAGCTCACTCATCATCTCTTCTATACGTTTAGCAGGATTTTCTCGAGGTAATTTTAAAATTGATCCTCCCGATTTATCTATCAAAATAAAGCAAATCTCTTTTTTAAAATCTGTTGTATCAAAAGTCTTCAAGGCATCTTTGCAGAATTCAATAACTGTGGTGTCTTTATTTTCTTCCGCATCTTTGAGATCTTGCTCCATCATGAATTTATTAACGTAGTTCTGCCTTTCTTGAACATGCTCCGACAGGAGATTTAATATGATTGCTCCGTCTCCTAAATAACCTCTAATAGTATCAAAATGCCTGATCATATCAGACATAATCGCTTCGCAAATTCTTACGTCTAACTCCTTAGATGCTTCTTTGTTAGAAGCAGAAACTGTTTTATCTATTAATTCTGGGAAGAACTTCGTTAAAAGTTCCACTGGTTTGGGTCGCGCCATGCAGGAAATGCCTCTGAAAATCTACTAAGAGCAAATCAAAACGCTCCTCTGCTGATTTTATAGCGGTGACCACAGTAGTCAACGTTTCATCGTTTTCAATTACGTCTACCAAATCTGCTAATGCAGAATGAGACTCCATCAGCAACTGCATCGCTTGTTCATCTGTTGGCTTCATAGTGCTACTTCTAACCTGCAACGGAATGTGTTAGACCACCACTGATAGATATCAGGAGACCAGTCGTGGACATGCTTTTGAATTAACCCCATCACGTTTCTCATCTCATAAGGATGGCAAAGTCTGGAGTTGTAATCAAGTAGATTGAGCCACGAACGTAGACTACCAGTCATGGTAGCCCTTTGCATGATGTTGACTGTCAAAAACTGCTGAGCCATTGTTTCTGATATACCTCTGCTTCGTTGATGGTCATAATCCATAGCAGCAGAATTAGATATAGCTAAATGATTTTCTCTATCAGCACTGCTCCAAGGCTGTCTATGACCATGATGATCAGGGTAGTTACCTTCTCTTCTGGAATAGAAAATACTTTCTAATGGTTCTTTTTTATCTTTCGATTTACGAATAGAGTCACCAGCACTACTTAAAGATTGCAGGTTGATTCTGAAATCATTTTCTTTCGTTAATTGAGACAGCGTGAGATGATCTGCCTTGATTTGCAAGGTTAAATAAGCATGATCCAAGCAACTATAGTCGCCCCAACCTGGGTCTCTTTGGCTAAGACTTCTGTAATGTTGTACGACTAATGAACCTGATGTTCTGTCGTCAAAATAGTTTTGATCGGTCTCGACATCTTCTAAAAAATGATCGTTTGTCTCGCTATATAAGGCAGAGTAAATCACACGTTGAGGTGTTTCCGTTGCCGATATTTTCGTAACTCGAAAAGGTTCGAATTCGGGGGTAGACATTCAGTCGGAGTTCGATCTGAATAAAAAGTATCGCTAAATGCTATCGATAGCAATAGATGTCAATGAGTGGGTATATTAACTTATTTAACTTTGTTTCAAATAATGAAGATTAATCGTCGTCGTCGTCTCCATACAGTTTGTCATAGTAATAGTCAAACATTTCTTTCGGATCACCGTAGTCTGGAACTGTAAACTTAGGTCCTGTAACGTTGCCATCGTCGTCAAAATTCAAGGCATTTGCCATATTACGTTTATTCACGAAACGTAATTCGTTCATTGAATTACGAGAATTTTGATAGAGCTTATTGATGTGTATTGCCGCGCTATCTGACAGTCTATTTCCGAAGCTGGCCGCACCACTAAGACCCGGAGAATCAGGATCTATTTCATAAGCAGGCAAGGTTGCACTATATTTATTCCAATCATAATTATCGGGGTTGTTCTGATCTTGATCAGGGTCAGGGTCAGGATCAGGGTCAGGACCAGGGCCAGGCTTAGGAGGATTAGGACTATCGTTACATCCACCCGGTCCAAAGTAAGGCAAGCAAATACTATTATTATCTTTCCATTCGTCAGAACGTCTAATGTTTTCTAGTACTTGTTGACGAGTCTGAACTGGTCTGTCACTGCCATAAGTTAAGTCTTCCTTCCCTGAACCTTTACCACGTAGGTCTCCCATCCACCAATTCCTGCCTTCATCGCCTAGCTCTCTGCCTAATTCTCTTTTGTAAGTATCTCCTAGCCACTTTTCATCGCTTCTGTTGATATTAGCTTCGACCTGTTGTCGTGTTTGGTTGCCACTGGACAGTTCCTTGCCCCAATAGTCGAGGCCTTCTTGACCTACATCTCTACCAAGAATTCTTTTATAGGTATCGGATAACCATTGTTGATCACTATTTAACGTTGTCATAAGAAAACCCTAGTAGACAATGAATGAGCTAAGTCTATATGTTCTTATTAATTCTACAATCTTTCTCTTAGGCGTTGAATAAATTGCCTATTAGATCATCAGCCATTAACGTGGCATCTCCAGGTTTGTTGCTATGTAAGAAAGTATCAAACTTACCTTTTTGGTAATGCTTAGGCTTATAACCAGTTGTATTATTCTGCCAATCTGATCTAGCGTTGAAATAATTGCCACTAGTGACGTAAGGAATGCTACCCATTTGTTCCATTGGATTTTGTGATATACCTAATTTTACTCCCATTCCCTTAATGAAATCAGTGAAGTTCATACCAGGGAATGTTGATTTAGGATTTCCTTTTTGAGGAATATCATCACCTATATTCCAATCGTTACCCTTATTGGTCGTGTCATCATCACTACCTCCTCCTCCACCTGGAGGACTAATGCATGTTCCAGATCCGCCGGGATCTAAGACTTGGGGAGGTGTGCAAGTAACAGGAGGATCTGTATCATCTTTTGGTTTTTCCCATGCATTTGTATTGCTCCATTTATATCTATAGGTCGGGATTTTGTCTCCGTAATCGCTGAAACTCCAGTGTGAATCGGCAAAATCATTCTTAGTAGAGTAGCCTTCCCAAGAAGATAGATCGTCGTCTGCGTCTCTACCAAAGTTTGATTCTCTGTGCTTAAAACCAACGCCTGCCAGTATGTCGCCAGTCTCTTGGTCTTGTCTTAGTCCGAATCTATTTAAAAGATCGTTATCTACTTTTAAACCTTGACGAGTAATTAATTTAGCTAGTGCGTTCTGCGCTCCTGCTCCCTTGTCAAACCAACCACCCGAATGAGGCGCTCTACCATCTCCAATGATGTCATACATCTTGTCCCAAACCTTGCCAAACTCTGCATTCGATAAATGCTTATCGCCATCAGTATCTGCTTTTTGTAAGTCTTCCCATAAATTCTTTCGATATTGGTCTACATAATTTTGTTTTTGACTACCCTTATTCCAAGTATGAGTACTCCAGTCGTATCCACCATTAGAATTTTGTTCGTTTGCTTTTGCTTGGGCTAGTTGTTGCAACGATGCCACGATCTTTATATATAATCAATATCTATATATTAGTTGATTACTTTTTCAGTTTTTTATAAC